ATGACTTGCGAATAGCTCTGCGTATCCGTGATGCCTTGCACCCGGAACGAGATCATTCCCGCAATGGCGCCGTCGCTGCTGTTGGCGCCGGCAATCCACATCGGGTTGAGATCGGCGGGCGCCGGCAGCATCCGCCAAGCGGCCGCGCCACCCACGGCGGTCCCGCTCACATACGGCATGTTGTCGGTGATCGTGAAGCCGCTGTCGACCGAGGCGACGTTGGCTCCGAAGCTTGTGCCGGTGACGACGAGCGTGGGCGCGGGAGTAAGGATCGAGCCTGGCTGGACGCTCGCCGCCGCGGTGGAAATATAGTTGGCTGATGATTGATCGAACGGATCGCCGAGCGCAGCGCCATCGAAGGCCAGCACGATCAACGGCGCCTGCTGGGCGGTGCTGGTGAACGTATGCCCGGTCCCGACCGAGGGCTCCTCGCAGTAATACATAACGAGAGCGAGAGCGGTGGTCCCTTCGTTGACGGCGACCGTCCAGGCATTGCCGTAGCTGTCGGTAAGCGTCCCAACCACCGCATAAGCCGGCACCACGGCAACGAGAAGATTGGCCCCGGTGGTGTTGATAGGCGGCGTCGTGCCGGTGGCACCGACATTGCCGGCCATCGAAACATGCGCCACCAGACTGGCGGTCACGGCAGCGCGGGCAACCATTTGCGCAGGGCTAGGTTAGTCTCGCCGCCGCCATTGCGCGTCACGCTGACGATCTCGAATTCGCCTTCCGCCGGTATGGCGTTGTCGGCCGGGATGACGACGTGATCGAGCTGCTGCGGCGCGACCGGGAATTCGACTTCGAGAATGTCGATCGAATCCTGCTGATCGATAAACAGCGACCCATCCTCCAACACGATTTCGAGTCGATCCTGATGCCAGATGCCGCGCGCCGCGAATGCCGGCTGACTCGGCTGCGAGACCAGCGGATTGAACGTGATCGGCCGCGCATGGATGTCGAAGTTGGGCGCGTAGACCATGAGCGAGAAGTCGATGCCCATCGGTCAGACCTCTATGCGGATATAATGCGAGAGCAGCTCGTCGATCGCCGGCTGCATGCCGCCGCCAGCGCCGAACACGGCCGACATGAGCTTGGCTGGGTCCTGGAATTGAACGCGCGCTTCCTTGTGGCTCAAAGTCCGGAAGCCGGCGACGGGGCCGATCGAGGCCAGCATCTTCGATTGCAGATTGAGCATGACGAGGACCTGCTTCAGCGGCAGCGGCGCCTCGGCGGGGAGATTGTATCCGCCCCAGTATTTGATTGAGACCGGCTCGATCCACGGGCTGCCCAGGCCGCCGCTGCTGATCAGCTCGACCTTGCCGGACACCGGCTCCAGCTCATATGCCGAAGGATCGAGGAGCGTGCCGATCGGCGACTCGACGCTTTCGATGTCAGCCGCCACGATCGGGTAGTGCGACGGAAAAATCCGCGTGCCGCCGTTCAGCTCGCGCCACTCCTCGTAGACCTCCTCGTATGCGAAGATGCGATTGCATCGCCGCATGATGACAGCGGAGTTGACGTCGATGAACATTTGCAGCTGGGCGTCGCCCGAGGTATCCGTCAGCGGCGTGTTGGCCCACGTCTTCGCCTCTTCGAGCGTCATAAAATCGAAGCTGGTCCCTGGAGTCAGAATGTCGATGAAGGTGTCGGCCATTATCCGGTCTCATCCTGAAACTGTTCAAACAGCTGGCGCAGCTCCAGCGCCGCGCCCTTGGTGCCGTCCGACATCTTCGGGATCGCGACATAGCGCGTGCGATCGATCTCCCAGCCAACCAATGTCGGTGATGTCCCGGCAGCGCCACGGGCACCGGGCTCGCCGCGCTCGCCGCGCTGGCCCGCGATGCCGCGCCCGCCTTGCCTGGTCAAAAGTTGCCACCCAGGTCCCGGGCATTCCCCCGGATTGTCCTTGCAGGCGATAAACGAACCGCCGTTGAGCGCGACGATGTCGAGCGCGCAGTAGATCGCGTCAGCCTCGAAGGTCCCGCGCGGCAGCGGCGAGCGGGCCGCTCGACCTGGTGCCGCCAGGCAAAGCCAATCGACACCGCCAGGCTGCCGGCCGGTGTCGCGCTCGGCCTGGTACGTGCCGCCCTGGTGGGTGACGACGTCGCCCGCGTAGTGGACCCCGTCCACCCAGGATGTGGCGACTTTCAGTTTGCCCTCGAGGCCTGGCGGTCCGCGTTCGCCAGGTGCCCCTGGCGGTCCGGCCGGCCCGATCGCGCCCGAGTCACCGTCGCGTCCGGGAAGCCCGGTCTCGCCCCGAGGTCCAGCGCTGCCCGGCTCACCAGCGCAGCCCGCCAGCCCGTTTTCACCGGGCGGGCCTTGCTGCCCTAGCTGCCCGGGCGCACCGCGCTCACCGCGCTCCCCAGCCGGTCCTGTCTGCCCGGGTGGCCCGAGTGGCCCGAGTGGTCCGCCCGGTCCTTGTTCGCCGGGCGCGCCGCGCTCACCGGGCTCCCCAGCCGGACCTGCCGGTCCTGCCGGCCCGGGCGCTCCGGCCGGCCCGGCCGGTCCTTGTTCGCCGGGCGCGCCGTCGACGCCGGAGCTCCCCGCCGGACCTGCCGGCCCTGGCGACCCGAGCTCCCCCCGCGGGCCCGCGGGTCCTGCCAGCCCGGTGGCCCCTGCGGGTCCTGCCGGCCCGATCGCGCCGGGCTCGCCGGGCGCCCCAGGCTCGCCGTTGTCGCCATCGCGCAAGGTGGCCAGACGCCCAGCCATCAAGACTTCCAGATCGCGTCGCAGCGTGACGATCTCGGCCCGCAGCTCGGCGATCGCCGCCCGCGACTGCGCCTCGACCAGCTCGCGCGCGCGATCCCATTGCTGGCGCTGCTCGGCGAGCACCTCGCCGAGAGTCTCGCGCCAAGCATCAATTAAAACGTCGGCCTGCTCTGGTGGCGGCAGCGAAGATTCGCTCGCTTTCCCGTTTGACGGCATAGGAATGATCCTTGGGCGCGACTTCGTCTGTCGGCGGCTTGGGCTCTGGCTTCTCCGCTGCAGGCGGCGCGGCCGGTGGCGCTCCGGGCGCAGGCGGTGCGGGCGTTTTGCCGATTTGACTCAAGGGGACGATTTGTTGTTGGACGCGTGGCTCGTCTCCAAATGCAACTTCGGGCAGTCCCTCCAGCTCGCGCGCCTCGTTGGGCGCGTAGATGCCGCCCTGAACCCCGCGCGCCAGCGCTTCGATCCGATCCTTCTGTGCCGAGCGCAGCAGCGCCGCGGTGTCCAGCTCGCAATACTCGTCGGGCTCGCCCTTGAGATCGAACAGGACGCCGAAGGCCTCTTCGATGTGATTCAGAGCAAAGCCGAGCCCGGTCGAAATCCAGAACTGCATCAGCGCTTCGGTCGAGCCCATGCCGCCCTGCGTGGGAAGGCCGAGAATTTGCATCGGGATGCGGAACGCGAGCGCAATATGCTCCTCGGAAATTTTCAGGACCTCGGCGATCTGCGCGTCCTTGCCGCTGATCGACCACGGCTGAACCTTCAGCCCGTCGGTCAGGATCGGCACGCCGCCGGCCGCGCCGCCCTTGGTGTGCTCGTAGAAGCGATCGCGCAGAGCCTCGACCTGCTCCTTGCTCAATCGCAGATCGGTCTGCAGGACCGCGCTCGGCCGCGCCTGATTGAGATAGAACGCCTGTTGTTGCTGGCTGATCGCCTCGCTGACGCCGACGTCGTCGAGCGCCGCCAGCAACGGCGTCTGGCCCCACAACGGAAACGGAAAGCGCCGGCTGCGATCAGCGTGCAGCCGAATATGCAGAACGTCGCGGCGCGGGATGACGAATGGAACCAGATCGGGACGCCGCCGCTCGATGATCTGATTGCCGTGCAGCCGATAGAAAATCTCGCCGTTGGGGGCCAGCTGCGGCCGCGACAGATAACTGTCCATCAGATGGAGTTCATTGATCTCGTAGCGGCTGTTGCGCAGCGCGAGCGCGTAGGCGTTTCCTTCAAGATACAATTGCCGCGTCGCGTTGAGAAAGAAGTCGGAGGGCGATTGATAGTCGTTCGGGTGCTGCAGAATGCGCGACAGCGCAGAAGTATCTACGCGATCGCGCCCGCCTTTGTCATTGAGCCGCCAGTGGCTCCCGGGACACATGGCGATTGTTTGACTGTACGCCGAAATGCAGGCCTCGACGACAGCCGAGCTAGTCGACCACGGCTGGACGTTCTGACCGAGTTGCCACCAGTTCGTTGGGCTGCCGGGCGGCAGCCAGCCGCCGGACAGCGGCAGATAGTACGGCCCCGGTCGAACGGCGCCCTCGACCGCGCGCGCAACGGTGCGCAACGCGCCGGCAACGAGAGCGAGAGCGCCCATTCACTTCGACTCAACTCGACTGGGTTGACGACGGCGAATGTCGGGCCGGCGTTGCCGGCGTTGCCTGCCGTGTTTGGTACCCGGCGCCGCTAGCTGGCTTCTTGGGCTCCATTTGTTTGGTCGACGCCGCATGCGGATCGGGCTCGGAGCCGTCGGCTTCGTGTTCGTGGAAATGCCCGCCCAGCGCCGCGAGGTCGTTCTCTTCCTGCGTCGGCGTCGGCTTGCCCTTCGTCCGATCAACAAAATCCTGCCTGGATTTTTCGGTCGCCTTGCGGTCTTCGGCGAGTTGCTGCTTCGCAGCTTCGTTGTCGTCTGCCATGTGTTGCTCCTGCGGTTGGGGTTGCGGTACGCTTGATGAGGCGGTCGTGCCGCCTCACCAATCAATCATCAGCTCCAGGTCACGCCTTGCGTATAGGCGATCGTTCCGGCGCGTCTTTGAATCCAATTGAGAGGCATGACCATTCTTAGGGCGATGCTGTCCGTTTGGAATAGCGAACGCTGCGGAGAAGCAACAACACCTGGCGATCCTGGACCAACCAAATCAAGTGGCGCCGTATCTTCCATATGTAAGGTGGCCTGGTCTGAGAGCTCCAGACGTGGTGCTTCGCCACCAACAACAACAAAGTCGGCGGCGTCGACCAGGATCATTTCCTTCGACGTGACGGTCGCAGACTTGAGGATCGGAATGTTGTTGAGCGTTCCGCCCTTGATCTCGTCGCGGAAGGGGAAGATGCCGGTATTCGGCGCGCTCGCCAACGATGCGGCGAGAACGTCGCCCGGGTTCATCAACCAAACCGGCACGCGAATATTGCCGTAGGTGCCGGCCACCAGCGCTTGGATCAGAGACTTGATGTCACCAATCAACGCCGGGAGTCCGCCACCGGCGGTCGGAGGCGTCACGGTGATGCCGTTCAACAATCCAGGCGGCCGGATGACGCTCGCCGGGTTGGCGTCGATCAGGACGGTGTCGATCGCTATCGACGTATCCATCTGCACGGCGTCGCGGATCAGTCCCTCGATCGCAGGAATCGAGTGGTCATTCATCTCCTTGGTCCAAACGCTGATCACGGCTACCTTCTTGGGCGTCAGCGTCTGCGACGTAAACGCGCCCTGTCTCACAGGGATGGCCATTCCCTCACCAACAAACGAGCCCGCGATGGTTGGTGTCCGCGAGCGCGTCGGAATGATGATGCGACCCGCATTGCCGAAGTTGAGAGCGATACCGCGACTGGCCAGCCCGGGCAGAATGGCCGAGGGAAGTAAGAGCTGCATGAAGTCGGTATAAATCTGCTGAACCAGCTCTGCAGCCCAGCCCACCACAGTCGTCATGGCGGGCGCAGAGGCGGCGCGCAGGATGATCTCGCACATTCCCTGCGTCACCTCGTCGTCGCCGTAGATTTTCCGTCGCAGCTCGTCCGCCGGCCGATTGTTTGTCTTGGCGAAATAACCGACCGTCGCGGCACGCACGACGTAGTCCAACGGATCAAGCTCCTTCTTCTTGGCGGTGCTGCGCGCCGGAGTGAACGACGTGCCGTCGCGAAGATCGGCGGCCGGGACCAGCGCGCGGCCGTTGCCGTTGTTGGCGCCGCCGCCGTTGTCGACGGTTTTGCCGAGCGACTTCTCCGAGTCGATCAACATAGCGCGCTGCCGGTCGAGCTGCCTGATGGTCGCGTTGAGGTCGCTGCTCGTCTGGACGTCGGCGTCGGAGACGTTGGAGTCGTTGAGATGGTCGAGATGGGCCTGCAGGGCGTCGCGTCGTTCGACGAGCTGCGCCTCCAGTTCAGTGATGCGTTGAGCAAGCGTCATGGCGCTGCCCCCTTTTGTCCGAGATGTTGCGGCGTGCTTGCCATTGAACCCGCGGCGCCCGGTCGCGCCTCTTTTGCCATGCTTGGCGAAGGCGAGATCGAGCATCTGCGGGGAGAGATTCAGCGATTTGGCGATCGCCAAAGCGTTGGGATTAGCCGGGACCGAGACCAATGATGTCTCGATCAGCTCCTGCTTGATGAAGCGATAGCCGGCCCATGGGTCTTTGCGGTCCATCGGCTCGCTTTCGAGATCGCGGAAGCCGACGCTGACGGCGCGCAGAATGCCGGCGTCGATCAGCTTGCGGATTTCATCGATGCGATCGGAGGTGCCTTTGGGCGCCAGCTGCAGCGTGCCGCGCAGCGACTTGTTTTCGACGCGTAGATTGGACCATTTTCCTATAGGAAATCCTGGATTGTGGTTGAACAGGGCAATGGGGTTCTTGGCGAACGCCTCGGTCTGCCAGCCGTCGGACGCGATCGTGTCGCCCATCCTGTCGACGCTCTCGTCCGACATGACGAAGTCCATGCCCTGGACGTCTTCGGCATGCGTCTTGCGCCGCAGCTTGCCCGCGCTGCGCGAGTCCCAGGCCATCTGGCAGAGATTCTCGGCGGTGTCATCGTCGACGTCGTTGTCGCTCAGCTCGTCGGTGCACCGATCCATGAAATCATCTTGGCTCTCGTCATCATCGGGCTCGGGCACGTCGACGTCGTCATCGTCATCGCCATCACCATTGTCGCGACGCAGCCTGCCGCCTTTGCCTTTGGCTGGCGCCGGGTGCGCGTCGTTCCACATTTGCTGACATGCTTGCTCGGCCTGGTCACGCGGGCGCGCGCCGCCGCCGCTTTCGCCCATCGCGGCCGGCACGCAGCGGTCCATCCAATCCGATTGCGATTCGTCCTTGCCGGGACTGATAGGTCCGGTCGCCCTGGCCGATATGCGTGCCATGGGAAAGCCTCCGACTTGTTGCTTGGATTGCTACGCCAGCTGCGCGAGCGCGCTGTCCCAATGCTCGGGCATGGTCTGCCGGTGCAGTCTGACATTTTGGTACCAGGGCGCGAGCCAGCGCCAGCTCGCCCAGTGGCTCAGCAGACCGTCGACGCGCGGATGACCGATGGCGCCGGCCAGGTGCAACGCCGCCGTGTCGACCGTGACGATCCGGTCCATCGCCAGCATTAGCGCGGCGCAATCGGCGAAGTCGCCGATCTCATGAACGTGGACGCCGTGCGCGATCGCCTCGATGCCGCCCTGCTTTTGCACGCTATGCAAATTATGCAAATTTGCATCGCCGAGCGCCGCAACCAGGCGACCGAGCGGAATGCTGCGCGGGTAGTCGCCGGGGCGTTGCATGCTGCTCGACCAGGCGAGGCCGATATGCGGGCCCGGACCAAGCTTGGCGCGCCAGGCCTCGATCGCTTCCGGCTCGACGCGCAGATAGGCTTCCGCGGCGTTGACGCTTCCCGGCGCGCCCGCCAGCATCTCCACCAGATACAGCATCGGGCAGACGAAATCCGCATCCTGCAACTGGTCGGTGACGGGCGCGATCGGCGCGGCGAGGCGGTGGAGCTCGGGCGGCAACTTCAGCGTGACGTCGGCGCCGATCGCCCTAAGCAGCGGGACATAACGCAGCGTCATGATCGTGTCGCCGAAGCCGTGCGCTTGCAGCAGCAACAATCGCTTGCCGGCCAGCTCCTCGCGGTCCCAAAGCTTCAGGCCGGCGGCCAGCGCTTCAGTCACGGCCGGGCGCGTGAGCGGCGGGCTTTGCTCGCAGGCGGTGAATTCCGCGAAACCTTCCTGCCACCGGCCAAGCGCCAGCAGGATCAGCGCGCGATTGAAGCGAGCAAACAACGTCGGCGCCAGCGCCAGCGCGGCCTCATATTCGGCCAACGCCGCCTCGTTGAGGTTCCGTTGCGCAAAATCCCGCGCGCAATCGAAATGCGTCAGATACTCGTCGATGCACTGCTCGGAGCGGTTGACCGCGACGAAGACGGAATGATCGAGATCGCCGAGCTTGACGATCGGCCGCCGGCTGACCGCCTTGCCGCCCTGCATCTGCAGGACATCGCCGTCGGGCAGCGCGGCCTTGTGGCCATCGCGGCCGCGCACGTCGAGCACCTCGCCCTTCGCCGTCAGGCCGCGCCAGCCGTGCTCGGTCTCCTCCAGCGCGATGATCGCGTCGTCGGCCGGCAGATCATCAACGAAGGTTGCTGGCTTCATTTCCAGGTTGGCGTCAGCCAGGCGACGGCACGCGGGTCGCGCAACGCCCAAGAGACCGGCCAGCGCAGCTTGATCGCCACGCTATCGGTCTGAAATAGGCTGCGCGCAGGCGCGGCCGGCGCCCCGCCGTTGACGATCGCCGACGGCGCGCTGTCCATGTGCAATTCGCCCGCGGTCGCGGTCTCGACCTCCGGGGCCGGATCGATCGCCGCGACCAGCGCCATCGGGGCGACGCAGATGAGATCATTGCCGACGGCCGTGCTCGCGAGCACCGTGACGTTGCCGGGCTGCAGGACGAACCGCATGATCATTCCAGCGATTCGGCCCGGCGAGCCGATCAGGACAAACGGCCCATTGCCGGCGATCGGCGCCACCGCATTGATGAGCGTGGCGCAATCCTCGAGGAAAGCCTCGAAGGCGTCGGTCGCCGCGCTCGGCGTCGTCGCCGAGACGCCATTGCGCAGGCCGGCCGGCGCGGCGGCAGTGGCCGCATTGCTGCCGAACAGCGCGACATCCAATGCCGCCGCCGTCGACCGCATCAGCACGTCGCTGACCAGGGCTTCGGCATTCGAGGACGCGATCATTTCCCGGGTTAGGACGCCGATCGAGGCCAGTTTGTACGGCTGCAGAAGCGTCGCCGTCGCCGCGAACTGGCGCACCGGAATCGGCGCGCCCTCGGCGACGAAGCCCGCGTTGCCGGCGCCGGCGACGAAGCCAGGCGCGCTGATCTGACCGTTGCCGTCGAACATCAGGACCAACGACTGCAGCAGCAGCTGCGCGCCAGCGGCGGCCGGGCCCATCCCTGCAAGCGAATCGTCGACGAGCTTGTGCGCCAGCTCTTCCGCCCAGCCGACCACGGTCGTCATCGCGGGCGCGGAGGGGGCCTTCAGCAGCAGCAGCTGGGCGAGCGCCTTGTCGCTTGGCCATTGACGTTCGACGACCTCGGCCAGCGGGCGCCGCGTAGCGCTCGCCACCGTCAGCGCCGCAATGCGGCGCCAGAATAGATTGCCGCTCGACGAGAGCGGCGCCTCGCGGCTCTCGCGCAGCGCGGCCGCGCGGGCGCGCAACGGTTCGACCATCGCGTTCATGGGATCGGCTCCTACGGCAACATCGGCGGCTCGATGGCGATGGCGAATTGGCGCGCCTCTTTCTGCGCGACAGGATTTGCCCGCGTACCCGAGCGCACCTTGAGGAACGCAACGGCTTTGAGAAAATCGCCGTACTGCGCAACAACAAGCGCCGATCCGGGCACGACCACGACCATGATGTCGTCGCCGTTCCTGTCCACCAGATCGTTGAACCCGGTGCCGTCCGACGAAATGGCAAACGTCAGATTGGCCGGCGTCCATTGTGAGGGCATCGTGATGCGGACAATGCTGCCGCTGGTGCAATCGAGTGAATCCGACAGCGATTCGCCTGCCTGGATGTACGGGCCGTTGAGAATTTCAAGCGCCATGTTTCCCTCCTATTCGGATGATGCCCCGGCCATTTAAGCCGGGGGCATTTTTGTTTGATTACTCACATGGGCTTTTCTTCATCCGGCGGCGGCTTGTCCGGGTCTGTCGGCGGATGCGGACGCTCTGGCGGACTGCCAGGGTAGAACCAACCAGGCGGAACAAAACCACCAGGCCACCAAACATGCGGCGGCTGAACTGGACCGCCACTGACATGAGGCGGCTGACCCTGCTCAGGTCGATCCGGCGGCGAGCCAGGATACATCGGCGGATATGGCGGCATTGGTCCACCGCCGGGATACGTCGGCGGATAGATCGGTCCACCTCCGACATGGCCAGGGGGTGACGGCCACACTCCAGGCGGATAGTAAATTGGCGGTGTCGGAGCGCCGGGATAGATGGGTCCGCCGCCGGGATACATCGGCGGATAGATCGGACCACCGCCAGGGTGCCCCGGGTAGATCGGTCCACCGCCAACGTGTCCAGGCGGCGGCCATACTCCCGGCGGGTAGACTGGACCACCACCAACGCCGGGCGGCGGATAGTAGATCGGCGGCATGACTGCGGGCGGCGGCGCGCCGGGCTGAATCGGTTCAACGATAACAAGATAGGTTTGAGCCATGTTTTAATTCTCCTTTATGATGTTGTTTGGCGATTGCAGCTTAGTGGACTTCTGCGACACTTTAATGCACCACGCGCACGATGCCGCCTATTAGCTCGCTCGCGATCCAGAGCGCCAACGCGAGCCAGCCGAGATGCCATACGCCGATGGTTTGGATTCTGGTGGCGATGCACGCGACCACGAACGCGAAGACCAGCAAGATCAGGCCGATGTTCTGCATGGCTCAGCTCCCCATCATTTGGGTTTGTCTAATTGCTTCAGCTTTTTGTCCACTTCCGAGCAGCGTTCCTGCACGCCGATGAACTTGCTGTCGGTGGTGAATACGATGCAATGTACCGACGGAGGCATGTGATCGACAGAGCGCGGCGAACGAATCGACACCACTTCCTCGGGATTGATCTCTATGATCTGGCCGCCAGGGCCGGTGAGCAGGACCAGCGTCAGAGCAATAAGCTGGCTCATCCTAATCGTTCATCCCATTCGAGATAACAACGAACAACAACAACAAGACGACAAAGCCGACGGCGACCCAAAGCCAGCCCGTGTCCCTCATCACGGAACGAACTACCAGTCCATCATGCCGGAAACACCACCTCGATCTCATCGTCGGTCGTGATGCCGAGATCGGCCATCAGCGACGGCGACAGATCGGCGACTCGGTCCGTCGAATGGTGCGGGCCCCAATCGGCCGGGAAGCATTTCAGCGTGACGCCGGTCTTCGACGCGGTAACCTGCGCCAGCTTTTTCAACAACATCTCGCGCGATGTCACCTCATAATCCCAGCGGCAGGCGATGTAATGCACGAACGGGTTGAGCCGCCGCGCCAGACCGGTAGTGCCTTGCGGCTGGTACGGCAGGAACAGATGCGGCGCATCGTCAATGCTTTGGATGAACGCGAGCCCTTCATCGGGCGCGACGCCGGTGTCATCTGGGCCGCCGAAATGCGAGCATGACCCGGTAGCCATCAATAACGCCTCGCTGTCAACCGGCGGCGATGTTGTCTCCCCTGCCAAGGTGTCGGCGATGCTGCCGCAAATCTCATCGAAGCACGAGCCGTAAATGTCGCAATCGGCTTCGCTATCAACAAAGCAGACTTCCAGCAGCACGGCCGGTTGCGAGGTGTTGTTAAGAAAAAATAAATCGGTGCGCTTCTTGGCGCCACGGTCGATAAAGCCACACCGAGCAATGGCCGCCGACAATTTGGCCGCCAGCGTCTGCTGCGTCACATACAGCACCTCGCAACCCATCGGGTGCTCGACCTGCTCATAGGCGTTAAAGTGAACGCTGACATCGAGATCGCGAGTCTTGCTGTTGTGAAAATCGACAATACGGTTGAGGTTCTCGTTCTGACTGGTCGAGACATCGTCGTGATAGGTGGTCGCCTTGATGCCGTACTGCGCCAGCTCGCTGGCGACATGGTCGACCACCCGTCGCGCCTCGTCGACCTCATCAATGATGCCGCTGGCGCCGCGTACCTTCAAGCCGTGCCCAGACGAGATGACGATGTTCATGGCGTGTCCTTGCAAGGGGCCGGCCGGACGACGCGTCAACCAAATCGTCGCCCGACCGTTGACGGGAAACGCTCCCGCCGGGTTTCAACCAATCAAACTTTCAATATCGATCGGGCCACTGATGCGGTCGCGCGCCCGAATGCCCATGAGCATTGCGAGCGCCACCGCGCCATCGATACGGAACCTGGCCTTGCTCTTGTCGATCTTTCGGAAGCCGGCGGCGTCCATCACCGCGACCGCGTTGGCGACGTTCCAATTCAGGCACGGATTGTTTGGATGCTCGATCTTGTGCTCGTCGAGCGCCGCCATGAGCGCGTCGACCGCGGGCCCCATGTCTTTAAATCCTTGCCCCCAGGGAACGATGCGCAGGCCGTCGCCGCGAGGCGCGCGTCTCACCAGCCGTTGTAGATCATCAGGCGCGGCGCTTGTGTCCTCGTAGGCCTGAAAGCCGATGCGATCGAACTCCCGCAGAAGATTCTGCATTCGCCATCGATCATACGCCAGGCCGCGTATCTGGTAGCGCGTCGAAAGCTCGGCGATGAAGCGCGCGAGCGATTCATGATCGATGGTCCGACCGGGCGTCGTCAGCAAATGCCCGGCGTCGACCCATTCCTCGTATCGCCGATTGCCGCTGCCGAAGTCCCGCGCCGAATGCTCGCCCAGCCATTCGACGGGCTTCCAAAAGAACGGCTGCACGCGGCAGGGATCGGCGACCGATCCAACAATCAAAGCCGTCAGGTCGTCGACGCTCGACAGATCGAGCGCAGCGTAAACCTCTTCGCCGTCGATCAGCTCGGCGGGTCCTATGCATTCTTGCCACATGACGCGACTGATCAGCGTCGAGACGGGTGAGACTCGTTGATTGAGGAGCAAATTGCGTGTCTTAGGCTCTTCCGCCGGCATTCTGATGGCCTTGACAATGGCCCTGACCAAATCCTCGCGGTCGCGAAACGTGCCGAGCGCCGGGTTCGCCTTCGCCCATTGTGCCTCGTCCTCGAGCGCGCAGCCTTCGTCGGCGGCATAGAGATGGCAAACGATACTCGGGTCGATGCCCGACAGCCCGTCGTCGATCAGCTTCGATAGAATATGCTCCGGGTCATTCGACTGCGTGCTGATCACTATGAACAGCGGCTCGTCGCGGGCGCCGAAACTGGTGTCGAGGACGTCGTACAGATCGCGGCTCTTCGCCTGCGCCAGCTCGTCGTAGATCACGACACTCGGCAAATATCCGTGTTTGGTTCCGGCCTCGGCCGACACCGCGCGATAGATCGATCCGGTGCTGCGTCCGATCATGGTCTTGGTCGAGGAGATGACGTCGATTTTTCTGCGCAACTCGGCGTCTTGCTCGACGAGCTGCTTGGCGAATTTGAAAACGATGCCGGCCTGGTCGCGGTCGTTCGCCGCGCTATAGATTTCTCCGTTGGGTATCGCCTCGGGCCCGGCCAGGTGGGCGAGCCCGATGGCGGCAATTAGCGCGGTCTTCCCGTTCTTTCTCGCCACCGAGAGGATCGCACGCCGCACGATGCGGCGCAGACCACGGTGTGGCTCGTAGACGTCGCGGATGAATCGCTTTTCCCAAGGGTCGAGCTTGAACGGCTTGCCCTGACCGTGCCCGCTCGGGATGGTCAGATGCTGGATGAAATCGATGACTCTTTTTGCACGCTCGCGCCCGCGCGCGGACCGTTTGATAGACGGTCGGCGACGGTCGGTCGCCGACCCGTCAACAATCGACACGACTAATTTTCTAGCTTTGCCGGCGACGACGACGTGCCAACCACCCCATCAGACCAAGACCACCCGCAAACAACGGCAGGGCGGCGGGCAGCGGTGTCGCCGTCAGCTGGAAGTTGGACTGTCCCACCAGATCGTTGACGCCGGACGCCTGCAGTTCGAAGAAATAGTCCACCCCGGTCAGTAGAGCCACGGTGTCGGTGTTGTTGTTGGCGGCGAAGTTGCCGGCGACCACCGTGCCGTTGACCGTGTCCCTGGTGATCCTGAATATCTCCGCGGTGAAGCTCGGCAGATCGTTCAACGGGTTGTTGATCACGTCGACGTTGACGAGCGTATTGTTCGATGGCGCGACGCTGAACTCGACCCAGTCATTGAGGAACGTCGGCGCGGTCGTGGACTGGAGCGTGCCGGCGATTTCCGACGGGCCAACCTGGCCGACGGTCCCCTGTGCCGGCGGTACACCGGTGAACGATAGGTCCGAAGCGACTAGATTGATCGTGGCGGCATCGGCGGCCGCGCCCATCATCATGAGCACGGCAGCGACGACAGCGAGTAGGTTCTTCATTTGGTGTTCCTTTCGGGTTTGAGAGAAGTCATGCCAGCAGATCGCCGAATTTCGAGCGGGAGTTTTCGCCAAGAATGCCGGTGGCGATGCGCGCGCGGGCAACAGGCGTCATGCCGAATTCGCCGGCGAAGCGGAGCATTTCGGTGGCCGCTCGCCGGGCGGCGTGAACCAATGGATTGCTCCCGGCTTCGCCGTTGCGGCGTCTGATGACGAAGCCGTTCATCAGCGGGTCTTTGTCGACCATGCGCTGCAGCGCTTCCTCGGCGAGGCGCCAGCGCATGTAGCTCTGGCAGTAGGCGGCGAGCACCGCTGTATCGATGACGGTCAGCACGCCGAGCCGGTGGAGCTCGCGCGCGACGATGCGCCATTCCGCTGCAGCGTAGCCCTGCAGATAGCCGGGCGGCTCGGGCACGTCGCTGGGGATCAGCGGCGCTAGCTCGTTTTGCGGCAGGGGGCGGCGCTGCGGGTTGCCCTGCAGCAAGCGCAGATTCGTCGGGGTGGGTCGACGTCCTCGAAGCATGATTTTGCTCGCTTTTGGGGCTGCCCTAAGCCTTTGATCGGGCAGGCGTTTTTCGCTCGGTTTCGAGCCTTTTTGTGCCCTAAGTCATTGAACGGGCAGGGTTTTTTATCCGTCGCCCACCCTTGCAATAGGGCATAATGCCCTATACATTAGTGGCTAGAGGAAGCGCGATTCGCTTCGCTTCAAGGGCAATCAAGCCCGGGAGAATTCACAGTGTCTCATCTCGACTATGGATTTGGCGTGGAGCTGGAATGCTATCTTCCGGCCGGCACGTCACACGCGCAAGCGGCTGCAGCTGTTGCCCGTCGCATCGGCGAGCCTTGCGCATTCGAAGGCTACAATCATCACCTGCGCCCGACTTGGAAAGTCGTCACCGACGGCTCGCTTGGCGACTATGCGCGCGGGGCAGAATTCGTCAGCCCGATTTTGCGGGGCGAAGCGGGCTTGCATCAGCTAGAGCAAGTCTGCCAAGCGCTGACCGAATTCGGGTGCATCGTCAATCGCACTTGCGGCTTGCACGTCCATGTCGGCGTCGGCAATCGCCCGCTGCAGTTTTTCAAGTCGATTACGAAGCTCTACGGGATTTATGAGTCCGTCATCGACGGCATGATGCCGTCCACGCGCCGCGCCAATAACAATCTCTATTGTCGCTCTATGACAAGCGCGAGCCCGGCCGCAATCGATCGTGCGCAGACGATGCACGAATTGATCAGTGTCGCCACGGCGCGCTGCAATACGCATGTGCAGCGCTATTTCAAAGTGAATCTTGTCGCGCATGCGCGTCACAAGACCGTCGAATTCCGCCAGCACGGCGGCACGCTAGACGCGACTAGAGCGCGCAATTGGACCGTGCTTTGTCTGCGCATGATCGATGCCGCAGCGCGCGGGATCAGCTTTGGCGCTAGCAGCGAAGGTCAGCGCAATCGCGCGAAGCCCGGCACCGAGACTCATCTTGTCGGCGAAATGATGCTTCGCCCCGAGGGCGTCACCCGGACCGAGCTTATTCACGCGACGGGTGGGCCGATCTCGATCCCGGGCAGGGCGCGCGCTTGTGGCATCGAATTCATCAAGCAGCGAATTGGGCGCGAGGTCCGCTACTTCGCCGTCGCTGCCCAGTCCGCGACCCTCGACGTTTCGATCGCGGGCTTCTGCGATCTGATCGGAGCGAGCACTGACGAACGAACGCACATTGAAACCCGAACCGCGACTCTCCGAGCCGCGTAACCCTGAAAGGCACGAACATGACACGACTCGACAAGAATACGCTCAAGCAGTGGCGCACAATGATGGGCTTCACCAATCAACATGCGATTGACGCTCTCGGCTGCACTGCAGCGCAATGGCACGCGTGGGAGAGCGGGAGCGAGAAAGTCCCGCTCTATATCGGGCTCGCGACGTCGGCGCTCGCGCTCGGGATCACTCTCGACAACGGCCCGAACGGCACCAGCGAAGGCAAGTGATCACGCGACGGGGCGCGCCATGCGCGCGCTCTATCGAGCGATCATCCAGACCGCTCTCGAAAGGAAACGACAAATGGCACGTCTGCAACAATGCCCCTGTGGGTCAGGGGAATTTCCGAGCGCGCAATATGACGGGCACGGCATCTTCATGACCTACACGTGCGACAAGTGCGAGAAGGAAAAGCTCTCGCATTTCCGCGCCGACATCTTCGAACAATACGACTGCGACGAACCGATCGACTCTGACTGACCACCCCAAACCAAGGGCGAGCGAGCCCGGGAGAAATGAACGTGCTTTACTTTGCTTACGGATCGAACCTGAACCGCGCCGCGATGGCGCATCGTTGCCCCGACGCGAAGCCGATTGGGGCCCTCAAGCTGACAGACGCTCGACTCGTGTTCCGGGGCGTTGCCGATTGCATCTACGAAGAGGGCAGCGAATGCCCGGGCGCGGTGTGGAAGCTGACGCCCGGATGCGAAGCCGCGCTCGATCGATACGAGGGTGTGAGCGGCGGCTTTTATCGAAAAGAATACGTGACTGTGACCGGGTTCGAGGGCGAGGATCAGATGCTCCTCTACGTCATGAACTCGACCGGCATCTTCCCGCCGTCGCAGCACTATTACAACGTCATCAAGCAGGGCTATCGCGATTTCAAGCTGCCGCTCAAGTATCTGCGCGCTGCCGTCAAAGCAGCGTGGGACGACAAAGCACCGAGTCATCGCGAGCGCCAGCGTCATCGTCGCAACGGGCGCCCCGCGCTTGTCGCGATGCCTGCAGACCAAAAGGTGAGCATATGAACGCCGCAGAACGCAAGGCGCTCGCATTGCTCGCCGATTGCAGCAGCGGCGCCACCGGCCCAGCCCTCGAAGCGCGTGGGGTGACGACAGTCACGCTCGATCGCCTCATAGAGCAAGGGCTCGTCTGGTGTCGTCTTAGGACGTTCGCCAATCCGCGCGGTCTGACCGTGATGCACTACTGGCTCACACCAACAACCAAACAATGATCACGCGACGGGGCGCGCCCATGCGCGCGCTCTATCGGGCGATCATGCCCCTTGAAACCAGGAGTCAACATCTATGGAGCTTCTTGCCGTAATAGCAGTGTTCTACTTTATCCCCAGCATCATCGCCGCAAACCGGGGTCATCACAACACGATGGCGATTTTCGCTATCAATTTGCTCGCAGGGTGGGCGGTGTTTGGTTGGTTCTACGCGTTGATCTGGAGTCTGACCAACGACACCAGAGCGAACGACGAACGACAGTTGAGGATTTTGTCTCAAGCGATGCATCCTCAACAGTCTGATCAGCCTCCGCAGCCTGCCCCCAGACGACAATCGATGCATGATCGTCTGTGGTCACGCTAATCAACGGAGGAATGATCCTTGACCCCATAGGGCATAATGCCCTATCATGCGAATAGCGAAGGGATGTCCTTTCGCAAGCCCGGAGAGCAGCCAACCGGTAAATGCTGCACAACAGAAGGAACTAAAACGATGTCTAGCTTTGCTTTGCTTACTCTCAGCAAGATCGCGCCCGAATCTCGGTATGACGCCGAAGAGGGCGCAGCGCACGAGCGCGTCGAGCCGACGAATATCAACGTCTTTTCGATCCGCGCTTTCTACCCGCGCAAGGGCGGCAAGCCCGGCACGCGCATCACCTTCAACGATGGAGGCGGGTTCGCAGTCGCCGAGTTGACCGACTACGTGCGCGAGGCGGCGATCGCCGTCGCGAAGGGCAAGGCGCAGCCCCCTGCGCCCCCGCTGCCCGTCGTTGCGCCCGTCACGCCTCCCGCGCTCGCTCTCGTCCCTGACGTGAGCGAAAGCGCAGGCGAGTAAACTGGGCCTCACAGCGTAGCGCACCCATGCGGTGCGCTATTCCGTGGCGCTACTGCCACTCAACCGAGGGAAATAACTTAAATGGAAAGTATGGCAATCGAGCAGTTGTTGCTCGCCTTCGCGAAGGGCGAGCTAAACGGCGGCAAGATCGAATGGGAAGACGTCGAGATCGCTTTTGACTACGCCCGCGAGGCGATGCCGGGTCGCTATCTTGAGATCGTTCGCGAGCTGGGCGAGCAAACGGATGATCACCCATGAGGGAGTGCGCGACATGGATCACAACGAATATCGCGACGCGCTTGCTGCGCTCGATCTGACGCAAGGCGCTGCAGCCCGTTTCTTCCAAGTCGACGAGCGAACATCGCGACGTTGGGCGACGGGCGAGCTGCCCGTTCCACACGCGGTCGCGCTATTGTTTCGCGTCATGCTCGCGAAAAACATCAGCCCGGCGCGCGTCTATGAACTCGCCGGCTTAGAGGAATTCGAACCATGAAGATCATCGCTATACGCCAACCGTGGGCGCATCTGATCGTGACGGGCATCAAGCCGGTCGAAAATCGCTCGTGGATGGTCAACTATCGCGGCCCGCTCGCGATCCTCGCGAGCAGACGGCGCGCCGAGCAATCCATCGAGGAGATCGAGCGCCGCTATCGCATTCGCATCCCGCGCGATCTGCCGGTGGGCGGCATCGTCGGGCTCGTCGACCTCGTCGACATCGTCGACGCGCATCCGAGCCGGTTCTTTTCGGGCCCCTTCGGGTTCGTGCTCGAAAACGCGCGCCCCGTCCCGTTGATTCCGATGTCCGGGCAGCTGAACATCTGGGAAGCACCCGCTCGCGTCAAGAAACTGCTCGCCGCCTAACTTCACCCCGCAACACCTTCCTGATCGCCGCCATTCGCCGCGTGATCTCCGGGGTTTCCCGATCGAGCAGCGCAGCGGCGGTTTCCGACTCCATCGCTTCGCCGACGTATTCGAACCCCGCCGTCAGTCGCGTGCGGGCGCGCGTCTTGCTGATGGCGTGACCGCTCTTCTCGCCTCTACTGCTGGCGCGCCCCAGCGCTGGAGCCCGGTTCATCCTCCATTTCGGGTTGCGCTGCATCGCCGCAATCAACGCCGGGTGCCCGGTCGAGATCATGCAGCGGCAGCCGACGCCTCGCCACATGGCGCCTAAAATCTCGTTCATCGCCAGACCAATCGAAGCGCCCTGAAAGTCCGGCAGCACCACCGAGCGATGCACCTTCATGCGCTGACGTCGATCAAAACCGCTGACGAGGCCGACAACCGGCAAAAAAGCCTGGAACGCCACCGGTCGCTCGTCGATGAAACCCACAAAGCAGATCGCGGCTTTGTTAAGCTTCGCGCTCAAATAGTGGTGGTGAGCGAATAGCTTCCATGCCGAATGATGGACGCGGGCAATCTCCAACTTGATTTTCGGCCGTCCTCGAAGCGACCTCCAAGCGAACGAATTCGTCGCCGGCGTGAACACCCAATCGGGGTCCAGCCATTCGAGGACATCGTCGTGACAAGTCACCGCCACGAATTTCGCCGCTCGCCTGCGGACTGTCTTGGCGACCGCCGCGGAGCCGATCTTGCCAACCGTGCGATCAACAACCGAAGTGAATTCGTCGAAGACGCACAGCTCCGGCCGTTCCGCCAGCGCCCGCGCCAGCGTGGCGCGAAACTGCTCGCCATTCGAGAGCACATGGAACGGGCGCACCCAGGACGGCGGCGACGAAAACCCGACCGACGACAGCAGCAGCGTGATGTCCTTGATCCCCATCGTGGCCGGGAAGGCATCGACGATCGACTTGTTGCTCGGCCACGTAAAGCCGGTCGTATAGGCCGGACCGAAAACCTCGCGCGCGATCGACGTCTTGCCGCAACCGCTCGGGCCCACGATCAGGCCGATGTTCCAGTTGCGTTCCTCGAGCGGAAGCATCACCTCCCAAGTCAGCGCGACCCGCTCGGCCGGCGGCACGTCAAACAAACCCTCGAGCTGCAGAACGCGCGCCGTGCGCTGAATCGCCGTCGAGCGGCTGACGATCATGCTACCAACGCGCGGCACGTCAGGCCTTCGCCCTGCAGCCGCTTCAACAGTTTGACTTGTTGGACCTCGCTGCCGCATTCGATGACCACATGGAATTGCGGCTGCAGATTGCCGACGTCGCCAGCCTGGTTGCTCGTCGGCAGCAGCCGTTGCAGCTGCGCCTCAGAAAACCCCGTCAGCGAAAGATATTCGCCGCCATCCTGCTGCAGCGCGCCCAATTCGAGCGCCAGCAATTCCGAATCCCAAGTCCCGTTTTCCGACAGCTTGTTGTCGGCGAGGACGTAGGCGCGCAGCTTCGCCGCCGACCATCCGCGCGCGACGATGACCGGCACCTCGGCCATCCCCAGATGCTTCGCCGCCAGCCAGCGACCCTCGCCGGCCTGGATCACGCCGTTCTCAGCAATGACCAGCGGCATGGTCCAGCCCCAGGCCTTGATCGATTTGGCGATCTGCTCGACCTGGGCTTGCGGGTGTTTCTTGGCGTTGCGTTCATTCGCCCGCAATTTGGCGATCGGCCAGCGCTCGACCTTCTCGGCGAGAAACTGCACGCCGTCGCCGCTGCCGTTGCCTTTCCTCGCGCTCATGCTTTGCCCTTCGGCCACTGGAGCTTTTCGCGCATCGCCTGACCCATGCGCTCGTGCAGCTTGACCAACAATTCGGCTCGCAGAATGGGACGCGTCGACGTGGGCCGCGTCTGTTGCGCCACCAGCGTCAGCAGCTCGCCCCTCCTTCGGACACGCCGAACGATGCGGCGTTGCGACTTGCGCGAGCGATTGACCTCGAACCGCGAGTGCGGCCGCACCAACGTCGCCACTGTCTTGGCGCCACGATTGCGCTTCGTAAACGGCCGATGCCGGTGCATGTCTTCGACTTGCCAATTCGACATTTCCTCGCCGATCCCGACCCGGCCGAAATGGTTGATCTTGCGCTGCATGTCGTTAAGCATCGCGACGGGACCGCTCACATCCAAGCTCACAGCGAACATGATCGACGTCTTTCCGACCTGAACCCAACTCTAATCTAGCCCGAACCTAGCGTGAACCGCTCCCCTCGCAGGCGCTGGCACCGGTGCGCTTCCCGAGCAAGACGCTAGAGCTGCAGCGCTCGCCCAAACGCGCGCCAGCGAGCTTCCCAGCGGCTCCTGCCGAATTGTGACCGACGACAAACCCTCAAATCGCGCCCGGTAAAATGAGGGTGCGTGCGCGCCGCGGCTAAGGGCCATCCAAAATTTTGGAGCCGCCCCCCCCACCCTGTCGATGTGCAAACCGCAATGTCAGCAGCGCAATGTCTCAGTTGATCCCCTGCACAAACTCTCAAATCGGGAAATCGGGCTGGCGAGGCGGCGTCCGTTTTGTTTGATCGTTTCCAGCAAGTTTGCCGCCATTGGCGGGATGGCGCGCATCGAGCGGCCAACCGTCGACGCCGATGTCGGAACTGTAGCCGTGCAGATCGATGCGATGTTTCAGTCGGTTGTGGCAGTCGAAGCACAAGGACTGGAGCTCGCCAAGCCTGAACGCGTTCCAGTCGCCGCGGTGAGGGGTGACGTGATCGGCGATGGTCGCTGGAGTGACCTTGCCACGGGCGCTGCAGTATCGGCACAGCGGTTCGAGCCGCAACTGTGCCCGGCGACAGCGACGCCAGACCTCCAGCTGGTACCACTCTCGCCATGGCCGAAGTCTCGGATTGGGTCCGCTCATGGGGTTTTCTCAATACGAAACTGGGGAAAAGTACCGAGCAGGCACCAGGGCGGTGCTGCTCGGCTCTGTTTTCCAGGTGGAGACCTCGAATCTCACCTGAAAAGGGGCCGTAAAAAAACGGCGTCCCGCCGTTGGAAATGCCCTGTTTTCAGGGTATTTCCTTGCAAAACCAAGTTCTTATGGTGATTCTACATCGTGCATCGCCTTCCTCCAAAACAGATACAGCCATGTACTGCTATGGACACTTCACGCCACAAATTCGAGGTCGTTGGGTGCGACGTAGACCCGGACCAGGCGGCCAAGGACGTCGAGCAGGACGCGTTCGCGGTCCTTGCCGGATGCTCCGTCGTAGAACCCCGGATGGTCCGCAAACATGCCACGAGTGATCCGAATTCTCGCACCACGGCGATGAACCTTCTTCGGTAGACGGATCAAGCCGCGGCGATCTTCACGCCCGCGGATTTCATCCAGGACGTTGTCGCGTAGCACCGCTGGACATTCGCCGGCGAGCAGGACGCGCAGAATTCCGATCGTGTTGTTGATCGTGTGCCAATGTCTTTCGATGCGAACAAAAATATATCCTGGGAACAGCGGCTCGATCAGCTTTCGCCGCTTGATGCAAGGCAAGTAATTTTCGAACCCAGAGCGCGCGAGATATCTTGCAGCGGTGCGCTCGCGCTGGGATTCGGTCTGGGCGACGATCCAATAGCTCATTTTTTTGTTTGCTCGCGTTGCTTCATCGACCATTCCATTTCGATCATCCACAGATCAGCCATCGCCTTGTCGAATTCCTCTTGATCGTGCGGCCTTGCCAGATTGCCACCGTCGAGCAGACGCCCGAACAGCTCAAACAATCGCTTCTCCGCTTCGGCGTAACCGGGAATGTTTTCGATTTTGTATTCATGCTCGATGTAAATTCCTTCGATCTCCTCTTCTGTGAGCGCTTCGGTTTCCTTGGCGTCTGTTTGTTCTCTCATGGCGGCGACTTCTCCCGAAACTTTGCGAAATTCATTCTGACTGTTTGTTTGTTCAGGACGCGGTTGACGTCGTGGGCGGCGCGCACGATCGAGGTTCCGCAGGCGGCGGCGATGGCTTCGAGATCGGCGCCTGCGTTCCAGAGCGCGAGGATGACGGCGTCGTGGCCAGCGAGCATTTTGGTCTCCGGTTGGAATTTCATAGCACGGCCCGTGGTCGCGGTTCGAAGTCTCCACACCAATCCGATCCGGCGGTCATGGGCCACGTCTGAACTTTGTGATCTTCGCCGGCTTGGCAGCGTTGATATTCGAAGTCTTCGGAGCGGGTGATGTTAGCGATGACTTCGATTGCCCAGCGGATATGTTCAAGATTCTCGCCGATGATCGAGAGGGCGTCGTCGGTTGCCCGGGGCGAGCGGCGATGGCAGTGGCCTTCACGGTCGTCGGGCTCATCCTCACTTGGGCCATAGGGCACTTCCCAGAATCGGCAGTTGTCGCATCGTTGAGATGGACCGAGTGGGCGGGCGGCTTCCCGGGCTTCTTTGAAAAGCTCGAATTTGTCCTTGGGCTCGGCGACGGTCGTGGGCTCCGGATCGGTTACCTTTACCATCGGCTCGATTTCTCCTGCAACCTGCAACCCGGTTGCGCCAGAGCGGCCGGATGCGTCTGCCGCTCCGCTTCGGGGAAGAGGCGGGACCGACCCGTGCGCCAGCAGGGAGGGGCGGTGGCGCTGCTTGTGCGCCACGCCTCTTCCCCGAAGGGGAGCATGCGTGGTGGCGCACTTCGGCTTGCGCCACTCGCGCGCCACGGTCTTGCGAGAGTGGCGCAGTCATTTCGAGGCACCGGAATCGGACAACTCATAGTCGAACTCGTTCTGTTGATCGGGTTGTATTTCGGCCTGGGCCTTGACGTTTTTGGGCGCCTGCGGGTCGCATTCCGAGATGACCCGCATGCGGGCTTTGCGCTGGCGGCCGGAGCGGTATCGGACCTGCTCCAGGCGGTGATCCTGCCGCCATCCTTCGATCAATTTGTCGGCCGCGGCCTGGCTCTCGATCTCGAAAAATTCGCGGGCAAAGTCGCCGATGAAGCGCTCGCTGTCGCGCGCGAATGTATAAAACTCGCCGGTCTCTTTGCCGTTCTGATCGAGCACGCCTTTGTCGACGCGAAGAAAGAATGCGTGAATTTGCGCTTCCAGGACGGTGGGCCCGACCGGCGCCCATTCGATCAGAACACCGACGTCATCACCGGGCAGCTCGTCGGTCTTGTTGTCGAGCGTGATGGTTTGCTTGCGAAACCATCGTGCGAATGGGCTTTTGATATTGAGGTTTGCCTTGGCGTCATCGTAGCGAAGATAAAATCCGTGCTCGTTCTCTTTGACGCCCATCGCTTCGGCCTCGCGAGCGGTCATCGGGAACAGCGTCGAGACAATGCGGGCGATGCCGATCAGCGCGCCGGCGCCACGTGCGGCGTCGACGTCGCCGGCCATGCCGGTGGCATATTTCTTGGTGTGATGCACGAGGCAGAGCGCGGTGTTGGTGCGGCGGGCGACTTCACGCCAGAGCATGCCGGCCCATTTCAATTCGCTGTTGCTGTTCTCGTCGCCTTCGAAGGTTTCGGCGAATGGGTCGACAAAGACGATGTCGATCTGATTTTCCGTGATGATCTTGATGATTTCCTCGAGCCGCGGCGTTCGTGTGAGCGTCTTCGTCTTGGCGTCGAATTTGGCGACCACGGCGCTGCCATTGGTGCTATCGAGAACCGCGACGTTGTTGCGGATGGCGATCTGGTCGACCTGCATGACGCGCGCGGCAGCAGCGAGGCGGCGGCGAATTTCGTCGACGTCGTCTTCGGAATTGATGACCAGGACGCGGAAGGCTTTGCGCGGGCGCCAGCCGGACCAGGGCTTGCCTTGGGCGCAGGCGATACTGAGCTGCAGCGTCAGCAGGCTTTTGCCGGAACCAGACGGCGCCACCAGTACGGTTATTTGTTTGCGCATGAGCATTCCAGGGATGGCCCAATCGCGCACCGGCAGCGACGGCTCGTCGATGGGGAATGGATGGACGATGGTGATAACGTCAGCCGCCGGCTGCTGACCAGGCCATCGCAGTGTCATGTCTTGCGACCAGTCCGGCGCGTCCTCGACCAGCGCATAGAGGACGTCAGCGGTGCCGCCGGCCGCGATCCAATCGGCAATATCGCCCTTCGGCTTGATGTTGGGCCAGACGACCCCGAGATCGAGCACGCGCACACGCTGCGCCACCACAGAAAGCGATTTGGCGACCGCCAGGGCGTGATCCTGGCCCGGCAGGATCGGCCGCCCATCGGGATGGAACATCGGCTCCTTGGTCTTCGGGTGGGTCTTTTGCGGGTCGTAGTCGGGCAGGATTACGATGTCGGCGCCATCGAAGACCTGGTCGAGCTCCGGTCGCCACTTGCCGGCGCCGCCCGCATTAGTGGTCGCCGGCAGGCCGAGCCGCCAGAGCGCGTCGCAAGCCTTCTCGCCTTCGGCGATAAAGATGGTGCGCTCGTTGGCGATCGCCTCGATCAGCTCGGGCAGTCGATAAGGCGCGGGCCGAATGCCGGCCACCGACCATACCCAGCCATCATGAATTTTGCTTGGATCATCGCCAGAGCGTGGTCGTCGCCGCTGGCGGAAATCCTTGGGATCGAAGCGCACGACCTCGAACAGGAATTCGCCGGCCTCGTCGACATAGGAATAAGTCGCGTCCAGGCGGCCGAGCTTGCCGGCGCCGCGATTATGCCCGTTCGGCTTCGGCTCTTCCTGATAGTTGGTATTTTGCGTCAGCCATTCGAAACGCTCGGCCTCGTGCAGGCCGGTCTGCCGCTCGATCAGATCGAGAGTGCCGCCGCCCTCGTTGGCTTCATGATCAAACCAGGTGCCCTTGCGCAGATCGACCGACATCGATCCGTGATGACCGTAGCGCAGCTCCAGCTTGGATGATAACGCGCGGTTAGGCTCGCCGAGCAGAATGCGGGCGACCGGCTCCATCAACGTCGCAAGCTGTGACTGCGCTTCTATCAACGCGTCTCGCCTTCTTGTTGGGTGAGGGCCGGTACCTCGCGGCAGCTTCGGTCACTGGCACCGGCCCTCTGCTTCCCGCCGTGCTGCCCCGGGGAGTAACCCCGGGCGGTGGGCATGCAACTTGGTGAGGGCCGATGCCGACGCCTGACAGCACCGGCCCTCTTTGCTGGCTGCGAGGTTATGAGCCTGTTGCCAGCAAACTCGTTTGGCTCTCCCGCGAGGATTCGAACCTCGACTCCCCGACGGATGGGAACAGCGTGGGGCAGCACGCCGCGCGTCTACCAATTTCGCCACGGGAGAATTCATCAAGCAGCATCGTGATGGACCTCATAGTCGTGAGTGACGAAGCCTACACTGGCATCGCCGCGTTGATGCTCATGTATCCAAAGTGACTTGTTGCCTTTCGGCAACCGCCAATCGTCGCGCCAATGTCCGCGCACCAAATGCGCCCGGCGGCGGATGATACCGATAACCTGCCGCGCGATTTTGCGCAGTCCAGCTTGTTCAGGAATGTTGATCGTCAGCACTTTGTAATCAAGGAATCGGCGATAGCTTCCGCGCGCAACGAACCCTCGCGCTGGCACGACCTGATGCTCACCGATGATCGGAATCTTGTTGAAAGTAGATAGAAACGCCCACATCATTCGCGCGCGATCCTGTAACGGCTTCGCCCATTCCAGCGAAGCATCTGCATGGAGCGCGCGCATGCCGACGTTGGGACGGTGATAGCCACGAACTCCGGTCACGAATGCGGACGCAGAGCGCAGCAAATTATCCTCGTCGGTGAATTGCAAACTCGGCCATGGCAATGGTGTGTCATCGGTGCACCACGTAACCGCAATCGGATAACGATGAATGACTGTCTTGCCATCCGCTTGCATGCCTATGAAATATTGCACCGAGACGGCAGTCTCGATCTGAGGATGTTGTTCCAGCAACCAACCGATTTTTGTATTCGCATATTTGACAAGGCGCTCGTCTACCTCATCGATACTGCGGTAACCATGTTCGGCGGTGGCCTCAATTTCCTTTGCGACCATCGCGGCAAGACGGTACTCGATCCATGTAACAGGATGCGGCAGCCGCGAGAAATATCGGCAATCATCCAGGCGCCCCCACAACCGATTATGCCACCGTTTTTTTTCGCTCTCGCTATCCCATTGTTCTTTGAACTTCAGAGGGCCGATGAAAAGCTCCACCATCATTGCGTACAGAAAGGCGGCCATGTCGTCCGCCAACACGCAGCGGCGAGCACGTACAAGGGATTTGCGCAATTCCGGATAGAGCGGATCAGCTTTCTTCTTGAACGTCTCGCGAAAGAGTAGATCGATCAAAAGTTCTGGTTGAGGCGTCTTCGTCATAGCGCGATCGCCTTGTTGAACAGAGGCGTCAGCCGCAGCGCGAGCGCCGGATCGATCAGCGCGCAGGCGTAGCTCCAGACCGCCAGCGCGTCGGCGGCATTGTCGTCCTTGCAGTCCCAACCCAGGCAGGCGCAGCGGCGCATGGTCTGGCGCTTGGCGTGCTCGCGCTTGGCGCCGCGATGGCCGATGAAATGCGATCGGACGTCGCCGACGCTGCAGCTCTCGATCTTGCCGATGCCGCGCAGCTGCGCCACCGCGCGGATGACGCCGTGCAGACCGGCCAGCCGATCGCGCACGGCCCTTGAGGTGTGGTTCTTCATCGCGTCGGCCGGCAGCATGGCCTCGATCATCACGATGTCAGGTCGCGGCTGCGGCGCCAGGAATTGCGAGGCCCAATCGAGCGCCGCGGCGAAGATGACGTTCTCGTCGCTGGAGCTGTTGCCAAACCGCACCGAGCCGGCGATCGGCGTCTCGCCCAGGCGGCCAAGCGCATAGCCGCAGCGGGTCGCCACGTCGAGCGCGAGTATCAGCGGGCGCTTGCGCTCAACCTCGCGCATGCGATCGGCGTCCGTCATTCTTGGACTCCTAAAGCGCGCCTGCGCGGCAGCGCCAGACCGGCTTCGATTTCCGCGATGTCGCGCGCAGCCTCCAGGCAAGCCATGATTGCCATGATGCGACGCTCCTCATCCACGTCGCGCGCATTAGCATGATCCTGAAACAGGAAGCCCATCAGCACCAACAAATCATCCGACACACGGGCGGCGATAGCTTCACGACTCTCCGGGCAGCTGCAGCAGTACCGGAAATCAAAAACAAAGTGGTTGCCTTGGCATTCGCGGCAACGATCACGATATTCGCCATGTTTGCAGTAGGTCGCCATCGTCAATCGTCCTTGCGGGTCATCGCTTTAGTCCATGCAAGGACGGATCGATCTGGTGCGCTTCCAGATCAGCGAGCATGATGCGATAGGGCAGCATCTCTTTTATGGACCTCATCAAAGCGCTCCCTCGTGATGGCCCCTTCTTGCAACAACTCGCGCCCGATCACGTCGCAGTTGCGGATGTAGTCCCGCAGCGCATCAATCAACTTGACGTAGACTTCTGGATAGTCGGGAGGCTGCTCGTCGAGCCAGCGCTCAATGTTAGGCCAGCCATCGGTCATGACGACACCTCATCGAGGGCTTGAGCTACATTTCGCAACCTGCGCAATTTCATTTTCGCTGCATCAGCCGCAAGCCGCGCATCGACCGCCCCGAGCGCGTGCGCGTACTCCACGCCGCACGTAAACGCTAAGGCCAGCCGTCGATGCTGCCTCGCAACTTCGATAAGCTCCTCGCCATGCGCCAGCGTTCCAAGCGCTTCCTGAATTCCGCGCAAAATGTGATTCACATATGGTCCGTTCTGCATGCTCATGCTGGTCGTTCCTTCAGGAATTGGAGGATCGGCTCACCGTACAGATCAGTGACCAGACCTTGATCCTTGACACGGAAGCCAGCCACCCTCAGATCACGGCAGACATTAAGGATGGGCGCGAGCCGGCCGACGGACCAAAGCGCGTGACCATCGATCACATTCTCGACCTCGCGTTCTGGAAGACCGTCTATGTGCCGCATGAACCATGTACGCAGCCGGGACATCGGGAACGGATAGCAATCGAGCCAATCTTCCCGCAGCCCGCATTGGCACCAGAGCAGAATGTCAGCCTCGCACGTATGCATCCATCCTTTTGTGCCGTGGACCCTGCTGCTCCACGTTTCCAGAAAAAGGTCCTTCCAATGCGTATGGCTCGGTCGTCCATCCTTCTTATTCCGCGGCCAGCGAACGATCTTGAACTCCAGCGTTAGCATTTTGCCGTGCGGCAATTGCGCTAGGGCATCGACGTGAGCGCGCAATTGAAGCATCTTGGCAACCGGGCCGTTGATGTCGATGAAAACGATCTTGTGCTTGTAGGAATGCTTTTCGAGAATCGGCGCGAGCAGACGATTAAATACGCCACGCTGCCAGGCATCGTCTAGTTCAAGTTCATTCGGCCGCCGCTGTTGCATCTGCGATGCTTTCGAACAGATTCACAAAATCGGGACGCGCTTCACGCTGGTTGCCTTCGCCATAGGGCGGATAGGAAGCAACGCGAACAATCTCATAGAACTTTTCCGGTTTCTCGCTGTGCTCGCCACGTGGCGCTTCGAGATGTGTGGGGATGCTTGCTGCGGCATGGCGCGTCGTCGTTTCCCCGAGCGTCGCAAAAAGCACATGCTCGGTCGAATTGCGGAAGTAGCTGCCGAGCCCGAACGGCGGCGGCTTGATCCAGGTGATCAGCGTGCGATGTTGGAAACCCCAATGCGCCACCAGCTCACAAGCGCGTGCCATGAAGTTGTTGGTCGTCCACACGTAGAGATGACAACCAAGCTTTTCGTCCGCCCACTGCTTGACGTCCAGCTTGAGCAACTCCTCATGCGATTGCATCGCATAGCCGGGCTTCGCCCGTCCGGCGAGCGACAGCCAGTCGTATTCCCAGGCTGGATCGAAAACGAGCGTTCGAAAAATGCCCTCTGCCGGGACGAGGCTTAGGATGCGCTCCTCGTCGGCCTTGACCTTGGCGAGGCGCAAGACCTTGTTGACCTCGCCGCGTTCCATATCACGGCAAATGGTTCCATCGTCGAGCAGGCGATCGAAGGTCGGGTCGTCGAGCCGCGTGAGCTGATAAAGTGTTGTCCAGGACGGCGGCAAAACGTTCCCATGGGAACGCTTTGTCAGCCGCTTGTCCCGCGCGATGGACATGAACTTCCGGCCGGTCGCCGGCGAAAACTCCAGCTCCTCCTGCACCATCTTCTGGAATTCGCCGTGCGGCAGCTTGTCGGGGCCCTCTTTCGCCTCGATCAGCTCACGACCAAGAATGAAGATCGCATCGAGCATGTTGCCGGCAGCCTGCCGCCAGATGCCATTGATGCGCTTCGCCCATTGCTTGCGAGTTTGGCCGGACGCGATGAGCGCGGTCCCCATTTGACCGCCCCGTTATTGCGCAAGCGTGTCGAGCGCGTTCTCTTTGCTGCGCCGGCCGCGTTTCGGCTTGGCGCCTGCGAGCGCGGCCTCCCCGAGCGGCGTGTCGGCAAAAGCGCCGAGCGCCTGCTCCATTTCCTGAAAGGCGTCGATGTCCTCGCCTTCGAGTTCCGCAATACGTCTGTCTTGCTGACGTTCTGCGCGATGACCTTTCAGGATGACGGCGAAGGCTTTCATGTTGAAACCGGCCTCGCGGGCCGAGTCTTTGATCTCGCGGATGGTCCCGCGCGGGCCCTTGCAGGAACTCATATAGCTTCCGCGCAACGACGCGAGCTCGTCATCAGCCGCGTCAATGGAAGATAGATAGCCGCTGATGGCGGCATTCGTGATGGCGACGTCCGGCATGGTTATGAACCCTCCGGCTGCGGTTGGTAGTTGGGGAAGAGATGTCGAGGAAATGACACTGAACCACAGCATCGAGCATTCGCCAACGGCATGCCGCGACTTCGCGTCGCCTACTTGGACACATAGAGAGAATGGATACATTTAATCGAGCACGACGAAGGAATTTTAGGTGAAAGAAACCTTTGACGCCGCGATCGAATTTGCCAGCGCTTGATTGATCGTAAACTTTTTTTGCAATTCGCGGCAAAAATCTCATAAAAAAGCCTACTTGGACACATAGAGACAATGGATACAGTTAATCGACGTGCGATATCTGTAGACCTCGAAACCCTGAAATCCAATGCCTGGAATTTTGCAACCCCGATCGCGGGGATCGCGCAGGCGTGCGCGGCTTCTACTTGACCAGCAATCGGCGCAGCGCCTCGGCCACGGCTTGCGGGCGCGTCTTAGCGCCGAGCTTGCTCATCGCGCGGTCCACATACGTTCTGATGGTGGCCTCGGCAACGCCGAGATGACCCGCGATGGCAGCATCGTTCTCGCCCATCGACAAGAATTGCAGCACCGCTGTCTCACGGCTGCTCAGACGAACGAACTGATCTCGTTTCATTGGTTCGGCAATCTCATCAAGGCGCATCTTGGCATGCATGGCGATGGTGTAAAGCCGCCAGCGATCTACCAACGACAACCGCAAGACCTTGATCGAGTAGAACACAACAATCCAATTATCGATGGGACAATAGAGCATGTCCCGTATCCCATGCGCGTTCAAAAGATTGAACACCCAGCGCTCTTTGTCATTTGGTCGCGTCAGGCGCAAGCATTCCGTCACAGTGAAAGGCGACCGGCGCACCCAGGACATAAGGGAGAGGACGTTCGGGCCAATCTTCCGCGCCTTGACCATGTGTTGGTCATAGTGCTTGCGCGCTTGCGGATGAATGAACACCGACGCGCCGACAGGATAACCGTTTTGATAGTCATTCGGCTGCGAGGGTATCCGCCAAGCGCCGTAGATGTTGAGCCCGAAATGCTCCGCATGGAGCTGCAAGCGTCGCATGATCGCGGTCGGGTTATCGAGCGTCGTAAGTTCATCAAGATCGGGAAGATCGGGCATTGGTGCCACCTTGCACCCGCCCCCCATCGAGGTGGCTCATCATGTCTTATGACATGCCATAAGCACAATCTTGTCCCGGCTACGTTTACACGAATGGTGACCGGTACCATTTGCCGAAACGCAACCTGTAGCGAGAGAGCGCTTATCACGATCGCCACCGGTATGGGTTCCGCGCTCAAAATACCATTCGCGTTCCGCCTGTGGATATCTTTCACGAAACCTTCGTAAGGTGGTCACATGAGGAGATGGACCACAAGACGCCTGAAGGTCCAGCGCTTCCGCATCACTTCGCGGGAGCAGTGGCTTGCACTGCGCGCGGGCGACGTCACCGCATCAGGCGTCGGCGCCTTGTTCGGGCTGCATCCCTATCAGACCCCCATGGGACTGTTTGCGGAAAAGACCGGCGTCCTGACCGAGGACGAAGACACCGTGGCGATGCGGCGCGGGCGCCTGCTCGAGGACGCGGTCGCCAAGGCCTATCAGGAAAAGCACCCGAGCTACAAAATCGTAAAGGCGAAGCACTATTATCGCGCCACCGAGCTGCGACTCGGCGCCACGCCCGATTTCATCATGATCGACGATCAGCGCCAGCGTGTCGCGCTGCAGGCCAAGACGGTCGCGCCGGTGGCGTTCAAGCGCTCGTGGACCGACACGACGGCGCCCACTTGGATCAGTCTCCAGTGCCTGACCGAGGCCATGCTGATGAAGGCCGACTACGGCGTCATCGCCGCGCTTGTGGTCGACGGCTTCCGGTTCGAGCTGCACGAATACATCGTCCCGCGGCACGAGCCAGCCGAGCGCCGCATCCGGGAAGGCGTGGCCAAGTTCTGGGAAGACATCGCCGCCGGCCGCACGCCGGAGTTTCAGGCCGCCGATCGCGCCCTGGTCGCCGTCATGTACCCGCGCGAGAAGCCCGGCACGACCATCGACCTGCGCGGCGACAACGAGCTGCCGGGCCTGTTGCGGCGGCGCGAGCGCTACAAGAGCCTGATCGAGCAAATGACCGAGCGCCAGCGCGCGATCGAGACGCGCCTGATGGCGCAGATGGGCACGCACGAAAGCGCGCTGGTCAACGACTGGCGCATCACGTTCAAACAGCAGCACCGCAAGGAATACACGGTCAAGGCGACCGACTTTCGTGTGCTGCGAATTGCCCGGGACAAGGCCGCATGATGTTTGATAGATTGCGCCGCCTCTTCCAAAACATTCGCGCTCTTTTTCAGCGCCGCCATCCGCCAGTGCGGCCATCGATGGGCGCGGTCTCGATTCCAATGACGCCAGCGCCACCAGCGCCTGCGCCGCCGCCTTGGGCGCCGGTCGACGCGGCGGTCGGGACTTATGTGCAAAGAGACAAGGAGCGCCGCCGACTCGAACGCAATCGCCTGCGCTATGACGTTTTCGTCAAACCAAAAGGACCGGAGCCGGAAAAGCAAACACGCGCGCCGCCAGCGCCGCGACCGAAAGTCGAAATTCTGCCGCCGGCAGTCGAGCCGTCGCCATCGCTTGACGACCACAATGAACCGCTCATCGTGGAAGAGACCAAACGCGGCGATCTTGTTCTGATCAAAGAGCAGGAGATTTACGGCGAATTCACTTTCCGCGACACGATCCTCGATCAGCTGGATCGATATTTCGTTTATTTGAAACGGATGAAAAAGCACGATGCGGATAGCTACGTTTTTTATAAGAAAGTCGGGATCACGCTGCTGCCGCTCGCGTCGACCTTCATGACCGATGTCCAGTTTCGCGGCAAGCGCGACCCGGAAGATAGATCGCCGAGGAAAAAGCCGCCGACCTTGCCAGTATGGTTCAAGCAGGCCCGTCCGGCATTTGGTTGCTTTGCTTACGGCACCAATTCCTATCTCGAAAAGAATGAGGACGACGATACGAGCAGCAGGCTAGGGCGGCGATGGCATCCCCGGTTCATGTACTTTGTAAAATACTCAGTCCCGCCGCCTGAGTTGCAGCCAATGAGCGGTGGCGACATCTACAAGCTGACAATTTGGTTCGACACGCATGACCCAAAAATGGCGAAGCGGATGGGCGGCGGCCATCCTTATGAGTTCGGCGTATTTGTGAGTCGAAGCGGCGACCATCTGGTGCTGCTTAAAAGCCTGAAGACAGAAGCCCGGCGGCTGTTCGCCAAGCGCAACCGCCGCGGCGGCAAACGCGGATTGAAGCGGAACTTGGACGTGCAATCCATTCCGGTCCGCGCTTGGAGCATTCCCAAGGATTTCGTTCGCTGGGCGAAGACGCACAACGAAACACCGGATCAATTCTTCATCGGCTTGTTTTGCGACACGATCAGACGCTGGGAGATGGCCGGCTTTTCCATGATCAAAGTCCATGTGCAGCGGGACGACATGACCGCCGTGTTCGGCGTTGACGTACATCGCCTCGGCTATTTTTTCCAGGATCGCGATATCGAGCTAACGGAGAGCGGCGTTAAAAAGCGCATCTTTCACATAGTCCGGCCGCACGAACGCATGACCAAGGAAGGCAAGAAAGCGGTGCCGTTCCACTTCCGCGGCCTGCGCGAGTTTGATTGGGCCGGATATCACGTGCGGATCACGGTGCCGCACGGCGACCTCTCAATCAGGGAATTCGACGTTGGCAGTTCCGACTCATATTGGATGGACCCCAAGGACAAAGACGATTGGGTCTTTATGCCAGAGCTTGCCGAGCGTCTTGTCGCGCTGGAAGAGAAACACGAACGGTGAAGGAGAATGCCGCATGAACACTCAGCAACAGCAAGTCGCAACGCGCGCGCCGAACGCCATCGCTGCGCTGCGCAACGATCTCGAGAAAATGGAATCGCAGTTCAAGTTCGCGCTGCCGGCGCACATCCCGCCCGCGCGCTTCATCAGAGTCGTCATGACGGCGGTGCAGAACAATCCGAAACTGCTCAAATGCGATCGCGGCTCGCTGTTCAATGCGTGCATGAAGTGCGCCCAGGATGGACTGCTGCCCGATGGCCGTGAGGCGGCGCTCGTTCCGTATGCGGACAATCCCGATGGCGGCGGCGGCAAATCCGACCAGGCTCAATATCTGCCGATGATCGCCGGCATTCGCAAGAAGGTCCGCAACTCTGGTCTGCTGCGCGATTGGAATGTGCAGGTCGTCCAAGAAGGCGACCAATTTGATTATCAGCTGGGCGACGAGCCCTTCATTGGGCATAAGCCCTCGCCTACGGGCGGCCGCGCGCGCCCGGTGCTGTTCGCCTATTCGATTGCCACGTATCCCGACGGGACGAAGTCGCGCGAGGTCATGAATATCGACCAGATCAAGGACATACAATCCAAGTCGAAGGCACGCCGCGGGCCCTGGTCCGATCCGATCTTCTTTCCAGAGATGTGCCGCAAGACGGTGGCGAAGCTGCATGCCAAGCAGCTGCCCATGTCGACCGATCTCGACACGCTCTTCCGCCGCGACGAGGAGCTATACGACTTCAAGGGCGAGCGCGAGCGGGCCCAGCGTGCGATCGATGCCGCGCCGCCACCGTCGGTCGGCGCTGCCCTCGATATCTTCGGTGCCGGCGCCCCGGACGAGCCCGCGCCGCAGCCCCAGCCAGATCAGCAAGAGCTTGCCCGGCCCTCTAGCGGTGGCCCGCAGCCGGGCGAGAGCGGCGGCGCTCCGCAGGACGTTGCCCCTGCGGGCGCCGCCGCATCACCACCGGCCGAAGACCCGATCGCTGCTGCCCGCCGGCAAGGCTACGAGGCGCGGACCTTGAACATCGCCCGCAAGGCGATCCCTGGCGAGCTCCGCGCGCCCGAGCGCAGCCGCGAGGCGCAGGCGTGGAAGGTCGGATGGGACAACGCAGACAACGCCGCCAGCAGCCGCGACGGCGAACCAACAGGGGAGGTTTGATGTGACCAACATTGTTACACACTCAAGCTATGCGCCTAAGCCGGCGGCCGATCCGTTGATGATCGGCAAGATCACCATCGAGGCCGTCGATCACATCGGCTCGAAGGCGGCGGCCGAGATCGAGCAGACCGCCGGGCAGATCAGGATCGCGGCCGACGACGTCGCGCGCCGGCTGGAGCAGCTCGCCGAGGCGATTCGCGATCATTCCAGAATTGCCAGCGAGCATACGGCCGGCTTCGTCAACAGGACGACGCAGGTTCTCGAAACCATCCGCTCACTAGAAGCGAAGCTCGCCGGCAACGGTCAGAATGGGGCATCTCATGTCGCCGACCAAAAAGAAGAATGAGGAGGATGATATGGCGCTGCTGACGGTCATCGAGGCTTGCAAGATGCTCCGCTGCAGTCGCTCGACGCTCTACAATCTGCGCGACGCCGGCAAGATCAAGATGCTGCGTCTTGGCTACCGCACCTCGCGCGTTGTCAAGCAATCCGTCGAAAGACTGATCCGCGAGCATGACGGCCCGATCGGATTGGGTGGCCCATGAGACAGATCAGCAGCGGCGCCTACGAGCTTGACGATTGGGAGATCGCTCTCGCGATGAAGATAGGCGATCGCTTGAAACTTGAATTCGCCGTCGTCGTGCAGAGGGCCATTGACGCGGGCCAGTTAAGCGGCGTGCCCGAGCAATGCATCATGTCGGCCATCGCGACCGAAGCGCTGCTGATCGCCGCGTTCTGTCACAACGGGACACACGCGTCGTTTCTCCAGATGGTCGAGTTAGCGGTGGTCGCCGCCGCCAGCTTCAAGGCCGATCAAAACGAGACGATGCGTATCCAATGACCGAAAAATCGAAGCACCGGGAATTGTTGGAAGGCCTGTCGCGCGAATTGGTCGACAAGGGTCTGCTGATCGAGGCCGGATGGGTATCGTTCCGCGCGAGCGCGATTTCCGCGGACGCACCCGAGGTGCAGCTGCGCGAGATGCGCTTGGCGTTCTTTGCCGGTTCGCAGCATCTATTCGGCAGCATCATGACTGTCCTCGACCCGGGGAGCGAGCCAACCGAAGCCGATCTCAAGCGCATGGAAAACATCAGCACCGAACTCAACAACTTTCTAGCCGCGATGATCAAAGAGACGAAGGGATAATCCGAATTGCACTGAAGAGGGCAACGGCGATGCAGGGAACGATGCTGATCTTCAAGCCGAACGCACGCGAGCCAGAAGTCAGGACGTTCAAGCGCGCTCCTGATCTTGGTGATCTCAAAGCCGCGATCGGCGGCGGCTGGATCGAATTGGTGCCGGAATTCAAAACGATCGAGCACGAGGGCACACTGCACCCATGCGTCGCGTTCTGCGACGAGGAATCGAAATTGAATTATCGAACATCGGGCAAGCCCGACTGCGCGCCCGATCCCGAGAACAGGTGGGCGACCATTCTGTGGGACCGCGCACTGCGCCGCACCGGCCATCCCGGGCTCATGACGCCGACCGGGGCGGTCGCGGATTATCTGTCCGGTCGCGTGTGCGTACTGATCGGCGATGAGCAATTTCTGCAGTCTCTATGAGAGGCAACGATGTCGATCGACGAGCGCATCGCCCACATAGCCGAATCCGCGCGCCGCAACCGTTGGGCGACGGCCGGACTGGAGCTGATCGAGCTGCGAAAATGGTACGAGGCGTCGCCACCAGAAGCGTTCGCCGCTGACGAGCGCAGCTGGGCCGAATTCGTATCGAAGCGCCTGCCCTCGATCGCGCCGGCCGATGTGGAGCGGTTCATGGGCGCTGTCCTATATCGAGGCGGCGCGATGCAATGCAGCGCGTGCGGCGCCCAGGCGGTGTGCCGGTGTGGCTGCGGGGCGCCCTACTTCGTGGAGCCTCCATGGGCGACCCCGGCATCGGCGCCGGTATCGGCGCGCGACCGGGCCGTTGCCGCGATCCAGGCCGCTCCCGAGAAATCCGATCGCGCCATCGCGGGCGAAATTGGCGTGGGGCATCAAACTGTTGGCCGCGCCCGGCGGCGCATGACGGCGGCGGGAGTCGTGGACCACCCTTTGGACCACCCAGCAGCAGGGAGACTGTAAATGCCGACGAAGACCTATCGCGGCTGGCGCATGGCGGACGGCGCGCACGTCAAGATCATCCTCGCCGACGGCGAGCTGCGCCCGTTACCGCTGCGGCTCGATCTGTTCAATCATTCGCCGACCGGGTTCGAATGGGGTTATGCCGGCTCGGGCCCGGCGCAGCTCGCGCTCGCGCTCCTGGCCGACGCGACGCGACGCGATGCGACCGCGCGAGCGCTGCATCAGAATTTCAAATTCAAGGTGATCACGCCGCTGCCGCGCGACCCGCCATGGGAAATGACCGATGATGATGTCATCCGCCACGCTGCCGCGATCTCCGAATTGCCGTTGATGCGGATGCCCGACGGCTCGATCAGCCGCTGCTGCCTGGATTGCACCGGGTATCTGCTCGACATGGCCATGGTCGTGCGCGACGGGCTCGGCGTCTACGACACGGCGCCCGGCGTCACGCTCGAAGACACCCGCGAGGCGGTCAAGGGCCGGCATCATGGAGATCGCCAGTGAAGAAACGAGCGCGGGCGAAGAAAAGCAAACGCAAATTTGTTCGTTGGATAGATCGTGTCACGATCTCGTCGAGCCCCTTGGGTCAATTCCCAGAGATTGCGATGCAGGCAGCATCGACTGATCCTGGACGGCTCCTTGCCGTCAATCTCACAGAGCGATTGCGGACGTTCTATCGGGCGCTCGCTGAAATCGAGTCGAAGCGTTTGGGGCGCACCGTCACGATACAGGAAATACTCGGAGAGTCGAAATGATGGCAAACAAAAAGCGTCGGGCCGGTGGAAAATGGATGCCGCTTGATGAAGCTGTCCGTCACATCATGACATCGAAAAAATGCACACACGATGAAGCGATGAACATCCTGGCGATTTCCGTGCAGAGCAACAAGGTTAAGGCGCGCAAGGTGCCGATCTCGCCACCGGATCATCTCACGTTATCGGGCTCGGAAGCCGCCGAGATGTTCGCGCGCAAAAGCGAATCCGCCTACATGACGCTCGGCTATTTCATCAACATCTTCGGCTTTTCGCTCGAGGATATTCAGGGTGAGCTTGCTGCTGGGAGATTGATCGCGAGCGCCAGCGCCGCCACAAGATTCCAGTCGCTGATCGGCGAGAAGGTACCTGCGAATGCCTTTGAGATAACGATGAAGGACTTGCGTGAGTGGATGACCCACCCAGAGACACCGCCGCATCTGATCGAGCAAATGGTTATGGCGATGCGGCAACCAAACTTCGGTGATCGCAGCGCATTCAAGCCGCTCGTCATCGAACAGCATACGCGCAAAGACAAGCTATCATGAAAGCGATCCTCATCGATCCATTCAAGCAAGAGGTCACCGAGATCGAGATCGCCGCGACCAACGATCGCGCGCTCGGCGTCGAGATGCACCGGCTGATCGGCGCCGACACTCTCGATCACCAAAGAATCAGCGACTTGCGTGATACGATCTGGCTCGATGACAGCGGCCTGCAGCGAGGGGAGCCCGTCTACGCCTTCACGCTTCCCATCCAGCGCGACCCCTACGCCGGCACGGCGATCGTCATCGGCGCCGACGAAATCGGGCGCACTCGCGCGCCACAGATGCCGATCGAGGCGCTGCGCGACACCATCGAATGGCTCGGGAAAATCGTTCCCGAAGTGATCTGGGTGGAAACGGAGCGCGGCAATCGCGCCATCGTCACCTACCGGAGGGCGAAACTATGAGCCTATTCGACGACGAGCCCAGCGAACCCGACGACGTCGACATGCCGAAGCTCGGACCCTGCTGCATGTGCGAGTCGATCTGGGGCGCGTGGAACATCCTCATGCTGCCGCTGCGTGGCATCGTCAAAGGGCACGGCTGGGGCTGCTTCGTATGCGATCTGCCCTGCGATGGCGCCATCGCCGTGCTCTGCGATGACTGTCTCGCGATCTATCAAGTCCACGAGAGCGCGCTGCGCTTCGTTTGTCGAGGCTACTCGGCGAGCGACGGGCGCGTGCCGATCGCCGAGCTTCCGCAGGAACCTTTCGATCATGACAACAGCAAGCACAGGGAGGACGACCGATGATGTTGACTGACCTGAAGACAGCGGCCGAAGTCCGCGAGCACGCCCGCAAGGTCCAGCGCCGGATCAACGAACGCCGCGCGAGCTGGACGCCCGAGCCGCTGCCGTTGCCGCCGGATCATGACAAGGTGCCGCCGCCACCGCCGCCGTCCGACGCCGAGCCTGTCATAGTCGCCGGCTATCCGATCCGGACCGTGTTCGCCATTGCGGGCGATCATTTCGGATTCAGCCTGGCCGACGTGATCGGCGGGTCGCGAATTTCGCCGCTCGTTCTGCCGAGGCAAATAGGTTGTTTCGTCGCGTGGCGTCTTGGCTTCTCGTTTCTGCGGATCGGCCGCGCGATCTTGCGCGATCATTCGACCGCGGGGCACAGCTGCAAGACTATCGAGCAGCGCATTCGCGATGACGTCGAGATCGCGAAGGCGGTCGAGGCGATCGGCCGGAAATCAGCCGCGGTCTTTCAGGTCGAGTGGCGCTCGATCCTACCGGAGATTGGCCGATGACGAAGTCGCAGGTAACCGCGACCGGGGCGATCGTCAATCGCATCCGCCCGATTTTAACCGGCAACAAGCCGGAGGTCATCGGCGCTGCGCTCGCCGATGTGGTTGCCACCTGGCTCGCCGGTCATTTCGACGACCGAGGGCCCAAGGAAACCGACGAGCTGCGCGAGGCGATGATCACTCAATGGCTCGCGACCATGCGCGCCCTGATCAAGCCGAATGAGCAGATGATGCTCGAAAGGCTGCGACGCGGGAGCAATTGAGAAATCCGCCTAATGAGTAACAATGCTCGCAATATGACGACAGAGGCTATCTATCGGTACCTGCGGCTAGAGGTAAGATTCGACACGCGTCGCACGGATCGAATTCTGGAGCCTTGGTATCAGGCGGCGCTTTTTCTTGTTGCCAAGATCAAGAGTGCTGGTTGGAAATGGCGAGATAATTTTCTGCGTGAATACGTTGCCTGCGCACTTGGAGAGGGTTTCACCAACACGATCTCGCCATACGTCACCGAGCTGATGTTCCGGCAACATCCCGAGCTGCGAAAATACGCAGAGAATCCGCACGGGGACGGGGATTTGTTTGAGAAATAGGAGGGCTGTCAGTGACCTTCGCAGCTGGCATTTTCATCGGATTCGTCATCGGTGCTTGCTTCGGCGCCGTCATGATGGCCGTCGTGCGGGCGGGGGCTGAAGAACCGAGCGTTAAGAGGAGGAGGCCACATTGAAACCGCCGGCGAAGACACCCAGCCAATTGCCCTTGATCGAATATCTGAAGACAGCACCAGGCAACCGAGATGTGGTGATCGCATTTTTCAACCGCTTCCTGCCTGAAGACGCAAGCCAAGAGCTGATCGATGCCATCGATCTCGTAGCTGGATTCGGCGACCCATGGAGCGATGTGCCGCGGCGATCGGCGCATCATCATTCACGTCGACAAGAGGAGGCCGCGTTGAAACCGAGACCGCAGACGCACACCGATCGCCTTTGGCACGAATTGAGCCGCATCAGCGCGGCGGCGACGATCGCGAAAGCGTTCATCCAAGCATTGCCCGACGGCGACACGAAAATCAGATTGACCGCACTGAACGACGAGATCATTTCGGCCGAGCACGGCGCGATGCAATGCGCGACCGACATCAAGGCGGCGGCGGTCTCGATTTGAATGAACCGCTATCATCTCAAACCAGAAGATTGCCGACGCCCGCGCAACGCCGCCGCTTACGCGCTCGGTCGGCAGGAGCGCGGCGGCTTTCGGGTGCGCCGCGTGGTGTGGGGCCGGCTGATGGCGAGAGCCGAGCGGCGCGACGGCGAGGAGATCAGGCGCGCGTTCATCCTGGTCGAGAGACCGCGACGAAATGCGCGACCGACATCAAAGCGGCGGCAACATCGATCTGAAGGTACGGGAAGGAAAAGCCATGCCGTGGGACGTGCTCGATACTCTGCAAAAATTGCCGCCGATGTGCGCCGCGCGCCATCCCAGCGACAACAGCGTGATCCTAATCAAGCGCGGCGTCATGGGTTATTGGAAGGCGCCTGCCGGCATCGACCCAGACCTTTACAACGAGCGACGTGGGATCACAGCAGCACAAGTCGAGGCTATGCAGATCGGCTCCATGTTTGGATGGGACGTGCCGGGCGTAGAAATCGCCTTGCTCCAGACTTGACCGTACCGGACAGAATGTCCTATCCTGGGCTCGGGCCCGCGAATTCCTCGCCGCCCGAACAGGGATTGGGAACGATGATCAAGATGATCCTGATGACAACCTCGCTGACACTGCAGCCGGTGCAATTCACAAACGACTTCCAACAGCGGCAACTCCAGCAGCAGCAGCTTCGGTTGCAGCAGCAACAGGTTGAAGAAATGCGGGAACTTCGGGAGCAACAGCAGCAGCAATTTCTGCAGCAGCAGAGTATCGAGCAGCAGCGGCGGTTCAACGAAATGATGCAGCAAACCGGCAGAAGCTTGGGCCGTTAGCGCGCTTGTAATAGGACATTATGTCTTGCATGACGGGCCGCGAATTCGAAAAGCTGCGGGAGTCGCTTGGCGTCACGCAAGCGGCTCTCGCCGACCTCCTCGACGTCGAGGCCCGGACGGTCCGTCGCTGGGCTTCCGGCGCATCAGATGTCCCGCTCGCCGTTGCATTGCTCATGACCTTTTGGGGGAAAAACGGCATACCCGGCGTCCCGAAGCCGCGCGCCGGGAAACGGAAGCCGCGTTAGGGTCATCTATCCTATGTCCTCGATCAGCTGCTCGGCTTCTTTGCGGGTGAGAACGATATGGCCAAGCGGCTTTCCGCTCTGCGGCAGCCGGTAGGCGAGATCGGCGCGAATTCGGGCGAGCACGACGCTGCCGTCGATTCGATCGAGCCGCGCCTGCAGTTCAGCCTTGGTCATTTGCGGGGCCCGGTCGCGCGACCGACGACGCGTCCGCGCTCATCGTAGAACGTGGTCGTGCCGCCGATCGTGGTGGACATGCCGGTGGTGCGCCCGCGCGCATCGCGAAAGCGGGTACTGCCAGCGCTGTCGGTCGTGGCGGTGCCGATGGTGCGCCCGTCCGGCCCAAAGAAGCGCGTCTGTTCATCAGCCATCGCAGCGCCGGCCGCGAACACGGCGATCACGACTGAGACGCTCCGCAGCAACTCGGCGAGCCTGCGTTTGGCGCGGTCGAGTTGATCGCTGGTGACGCCGAGCAAGTTGCGCTTCGGATCATCCTGTTGCGCTGCAAGCCGCGCCACGTCGGCCACCGCGTCGGCCGCCGCATCGTAAAGATCAGGCTTTGGGTTCATCGGAATCGCTCCATCTTAGCTTGGCGCTTGGCGTCGGGCTGCCATTCGAACAATGACCGGAATTCGGTCTTGATGGTATCAAGAGTATGTTCCGCATTGAGCGAGAGCCGCGCCTTGCGCGCTCGCAACAAACGCAGGACTTCGTTATTGCAGTAGCGGTGACTTTCCGACGCATCCAATCGTTTGCCAGCGGCGCGACGCTGGCTTTCTTTGAAAGGGTCGCGCCGCCGCGGCCAAGTCTGGACTACGAGATCGATGTCGCCAAGATCGTTGCTGTCGGTCAGATACGATCCAAACACGGTGATCTTGCGCACGTAAAACACCAGTTCATCGCGCGCGTTGATCTCATTGGCGCGTGCAATAAGGTCGGCAATCTCTTGGTCGGCCTTTGCGCGGTCGAAGCGTTTTACGAGATTCGCAGCCGCAAGCTGTCGGCCCTTCCGACTGAGTTCGAATTCGCGCGTATCCCATTTGTACTCTGGTTTATGCGGTTCAAGATAGCCGTTGGCGATCAGCGCCGCGAGCACGCGTTCGACTTCGGTGGCTTTGATCGGCTTGAACTTGAAGCCCCAGATTTTGCACATTTGCTTGTAGCCATAGTCATTGTCTCGAACCACTTTCGGGATGCTCGGGTCGGCCTTGCAGGCGGCATCAACCGTGCTGCGCCAATGTCTCTCGTTGAGGAAATCGAGCACCGTCTTCGCATCGATGCGGTATGAGGCGAAGTGGCGCATCAGGTCGCGCGCAGTCTTGACCGGCAGCCCTGCGATATCTTTTGCGTCGAGTCTCATGTTCTTGCGCGCATGGTCAATGAAGAAAGAGCTTGAAAGCTATTGCCACGACAAACGCGAGTGTGAAGCCGAGCATCCAAGTGTGCAGCCGTTGGGTCGATCGTAAATCGGCCAACGCGCTCACCCGAAATACTTGATGCCGGCGAGCAGCGCGACACCGGCCGCGATGAGTCCGCCGAGGCGGATGGTTAGATCACGCACGGCGAGTTCGATCCTGGCTTCTAGTCCGCTGCGCGCATCAGCAAGATCGCGTCGTGTTGCGACGACCTCGCGCAGCGCGTCGTCGATCGCTTCCGCGTGAGCACGGGCTTGTTCCTCAGTGATGCCGCCGCTTTTCAGCCGGTCGATATAACGCAATTTGTCGAAGAGAATTTGGTCAGACATGCTTTAGGTTTCTTTCAGGCTTGGCGGGGGAACGGGATGACGGTGGCGGGCGCGAGATCGAGCATTGCGGCACGGACTAGGTCCTCGCTGACGTCGATCATGTACCTACCATAGTGACGCCTGATCTGCGTCACGCTCGTATCGTGCTGTGATGCGGCGAGGCTCGCCGGCACCCGGTTCAATAGCTGGCGGACGATCGACGAGTGGCGCAACGCGTAGCTCGTGATCGACGGCTCAAGGCCAGCGGCGACGGCGGCCTCGCGGAAAGGATTCTCAAGAGCTTCGTAGTTCCAAGGCGTTCCGTTCCTCCGCAGCAGCAGCGGCTCGTCATCGGGGCGGCTGCCGGCGGCGTCCTGCAGCTGCGCGATCAGGCTGGGCGGGATCGGGGTTGGGATGCTCGCAGGCTTGTTCACCGCCGCCTTGCGGCCGCCCTTGCGGGATGGCGGCATCAGCAAGCGCCCCTTGTCGGCTTGCAGATCGCTGACGCGCAGACGCGCGGCTTGGCTGATGCGCGCGCCCGTCGCCGCCAGCACTTCGACCATCAGACCGAAATGCGCGTCGATCGCATGGGCCGCCGCGACGATGCCGCGGACGGTGTCGTCGTGCAGCACCAGTCGGCGAGCCGTATCGCCTTCCGTCAGGTTGGCGAGCCCCTTCTTCCACGCGGAGAGATTGGCGATGCGATCGTCGGCCTCCGCAGCCGCGTTGAGCGCGGCGCGCAAGCCCTTCATGGTGCGGTTCACGCCGCCGGCCTTGCGCCCCTTGTCGACGAGGACCTTACGAAACGTCGCCAGATCGGCGACGGTCAGGACGGCGACGCACTTGCTCGCGAGCGCGGGTGACAGATGGCAGCGAACGCGCTTGGCGTTCGCCGGATCGGCGCCCGAGGCCTCGAGACCATGCTGATAGGCGGTCAAGGCCTGATCGACCGTGACGGGCGCGCCCGCGCCTGCGGCGGTCTGCCCGCGAGCGATCAGCTTGGCGCGATCCTGCGCCTGGTAGAAGGTCAGGATGGTTTGCCCGTCGGCCTGGTCGTGGTCGTCGGCCTGGGCGAATTTTCTGATCCATTCCTTGCCGTGGCCGTCGGTGGCCTCGACCGACCATGTGCCGGCGGTCTCGTTGCGCCGATAACCGAGCTTGATCGCGCGGTCGATGCGCTGCCAATAAGGCTTCTTGCGCAGCGGCAGCCGGAGACGGGCGGTGGCGGATTCGAGCTTCGTTGATCTGATCCTTGGCATTCGAGTGTCCCTTGTTGTGTCCGTATGGACGGTTAGAAAGTCGGTAGACAGCCAGTTACAGTATGGACAGAGATATCGGGCATTTCTCGCGCAAATTCAATACCATGAACCTGTTAAAAGTGCTATCCATTCTCACCATTCGGAGCCATGTGTCTACGCAAAATTGCCCCGATAGGGCGTCGGTCCCACCACGGGACAAAAGTCAAGCCTTTGAAATGTGGGGTGTTTTCAGCCACGGCTCGGGCCGGTGTCGCGTTGGTGTCCCCAAAACCCTGCAATGAAGGGACATCCGCAAATCGGACGGGCTTACCAGCGACGGGGAAGTACCGCTATGGACACATTTAGCAGATGACAAGAGCGCGGGGCGTTGCATAAAGTCGAGCGCATGGAGGCGGGCCACCAGAAAGGCCTCCCATGTCTTCGCGCCCTCGCGGACGCCCCCGGACCAAGGCTCCCGGGGACTGCCTTACCATCGTCGAGTTCTGCCAACGCAACCGTATCTCGCGCCAGTTCTATTACAAGCTGCGACGCCGAGGTGAGGGCCCGAGCGAAATCCGGCTGGGCAACAAGGTACTGATCGCCAAAGAGGCGGCCGAAAATTGGCGCCGCGACATGATGCAACCGGAGACCAAGGCATGAGCGCCGGCCGGCTCGTGCTGCTCAAGGAAGGGGAATGCCTCAACGCGTATTTCACGCCGGGCACGACGATGGCCGATGCCCTTTTCCTCGGCGCGATCCGACTGTCGATCATCACCAACCACCCGCGATTGCGGACTGTCTTCATGACCATGATGCGCCAGGGCGTTGCCGACATGAAGCGCCCGACGCAGTTTGATGACGACGAGGGGGACCATGACGAGTGACGACATGCGCAAGCTAATCGAGATCGCATCTGGTGCAGCCGAGAAGCTGTTTCATTCGCAGGGGTTCGTCCGGCCCATGTGGCACATGGTGACGGCCGACGGCGAGCATCTGGTCACCGGTGCGATATTTGGCGACAAGGACACTGACGTCGCGATGATCAAAGCGCTGATGGTCCTTCGCCATGTCGTCCGCTTCGTCTTCGTCGACGAGGCTTGGATCATTGAGCGTTCCGGCAACATCGACAGGGCCGAGCTGACTCGGATCGGGCGACACGGGCTGAAAGATCATCCAGAGCGGAAAGAAATTCTTTTGTTCTCCGCTGAAGACCAAGGCGTCGGCATGCTCACCGCCCGCCGCGACATCATCCGCGACCGAGGGCGCAAGGCGCGGCTCAGTCCGTTGGTCATCGAGAAGCAGTGGTTACAGTCCGAGGGCAGAATGGTCGGCCTGCTGCCGCCGCTGGGGACGCGGCAATGATGCCGGAGATGGGGTGGCAACCGCGCAAAGGATTTGATTGGTCGCATGTCGTGTGGGGCAAGCCAGAGTCGCCGCAGTCGGCGCTCTGTTCGTATTGCTCCGCTGGTATCGGCGAAGATGAGGTGCCGCTGATCATGTGGAGAAGCGACGGTCACGCCGCGCAGTTCTGCGATGACTGCGTGCGCAAGTGGTGGGGAATGGTCTGCTAGACGGAGGGCGAGGAGCGAGCAATGACCGCCTTAAAAATTAAGTGGATCGACCGCGGCTTCGATCCGCGGAATCCGCCGAACTCGAACTTTCCGAACGGGGTCGACGCCGATCTCCGATCGAATCGCGACGCGCCATCCTGCAAGGCCGATCTGCCCTATCCCGCGCGGCGATGCGGCCAATATTTGATCAAGTGCGGGAAATGCGGGCTGCGGGTCATGGTCACCACAGCCGGCCGTCGCGACGATCCGCGCTCTGTTCTGATGACGTGCAAGATGAGTTGATTTCATGATGCTTGGCGATCTCTACGTCATCGAGCCATATCCGCCGGCAAAGATGCTCAAGGCGCTGGCGGTGATCGCCGACACGTTGCATCCGGCGTTCGACATGCGCCCGGATATCAAGCCGTTCTACTCTCGGCGCGGCTGCGTCATCTCTTCGCTGACGGTGCGCGATTTCCTGCTGCGCATCGGCTTCGATGCGATCGCGCGGCCGGTCGCGACTGTGATCTGGGCCGAGCGCGAGGGCAAGCTTATGCACTCGCTGGCGATCGGCGCACCGCACGACAAGCGCGGCATTGAGGGCAATTGGAAGGGACACATGGTGGTCACGGTCGAGACCGATGTCGGCGAATTCCTGATCGACACCACGCTCTATCCGGTTCGACGTCCGCAATGGCGAGACTTGCCCGGCATGATAGCACTCCCGCTTTCGTCCGAGCGGGTGCGCTCGCTCATATGGTGGCGCCTCGAAATGATCGCGAGCGCCAGCTACGGCGATGACGTCCTGATCGGATGGTTCGACAACCCGCGCAACAAGAGCTGGGCATACGGCCCCGACGGTCGTGATCCGTTCCGACGCGCGCCGGTGACGGCAGCGCTGGTCGAGAAATTCGGGGTCTGGAAAGACACGCCAGAGGAAAAGGCTGCATCATGACGAAAAAACTAGGCGACGCGCCGATCGACGAGAAATATCGCGACATGATGAATGGCGTGGCGAAAGCTCTCGACAGCACTTTCAACGGTGGCATGCATGGCGCCGACCGCAAGGTGGGCTTTGTCCTGCTGGTCTTCGAATTTGGCGAGAAGGAAGGCCGTTGCAATTACATCAGCAACGGCGCCGACCGGAGCGACATCGTCACGCTGTTCAAGGAGCAGATCAAACGCTTCGAAGGCCAGCCGGACGTGAAGGGGAATGCGTGATGACCGAGTCGGACGACATCTTTCAATGCACAGAGACAACGCCATGGGATCGCAAGGCGCACGGCTCCGTGCGTCACCATGGTGCTGCCGAAGTTGGCGAGCAGCGAGACGGTTATCCTGGCGGCGACATTGTGACGATGCGCTGCCGGTTTTGCGGACATAGTTGGGAAGAAGAATTACCGCAGTGAGCGCCGCGCGAGCCGGTGATGGCAGCGCTTCGAAGGCCAGTCGGACTTGAAGGGCCACGCATGACGGAGTTTGCCTATGGGCTTTGCGTATTGCACGGGGCCGTGCCTGACCTGCGGCGGTCTTTTCATCTTCAATCCGATGCGGGTGCCGAGCTTTCGCGTCAATGGAATTCGCGAGCCGGTTTGCGAGGACTGCCTTACCGGGGTCATCAACCCGCGACGCGTTGAGGCTGGCCTGCCGCCTTTCGAGATCATGCGAGGCGCCTATGAGGCCTGCGACGAATCGGAGCTGGGATGAGGAAATGCGGCGACTGCCAGTTGTGCTGCAAGCTTCTGCCGGTGCGCGAGCTCCAGAAGCCGGCGAATACGAAGTGCCAGCATCAGACTTTCGCCAAGGGCTGCGGCGTCTATCACAAGCCGGGCATGCCGCCATCGTGCGCGCTTTGGAATTGTCGATGGCTCGTCAACAACGACACGACGCACATGAGCCGCCCGGATCGCTCGCACTACGTCATCGACATCATGCCGGATTATCTCAAGATAGTGCGCGAGCCCGGCGCCGAGCCGGTCATCGTCGAGGCCGTGCAGATTTGGTGCGATCCGAAATTTCCAGACGCGCACCGCGATCCAGACTTGCGCGCGTATCTGGCGCGGCGCGGCGAGGAGAGCATCGCCGGCCTGGTGCGCTACTCCTCGGCCGATGGGTTTGTGATCATCCCGCCCGCGATGATGGACAACGGGCAATGGTACGAGTCGCGCGGTGAAGTTCTTAAGTTGATAGAACGCGCGACCGACGCCGGCTATGCGAGAGACGTCTTCGCCAATCTCGCCAAGGCCCGAAAGGTGAGGCTGGGATGAGCCCGTTCCGCGCCAAGCTGCAGGCCGTTCTCGAGGCGCCGACGCCGCCGCGCTTTGCTTTCGGCGATCTGCCGCTGCTGATGGAGGTCGGCATGATCCTCGAATTCGGCGTCGCCTACGGCATCACGTTCAACGAGCTGTGCCGCGCGGTGGCGCCGCACCCGGTCTACGGCTTCGATTGGTTTCACGGACTGCCCGAGGATTGGAAGCCGCAAGTCGGTCGCGGCGCGTTCTCGACCAAGGGCGTGCCGCCGGCCGTCGAGACAAACGGCAAGCTGGTGATCGGCCTGGTGCAGCATACGCTGGCCGGCTTCCTGCAGGCGCATCCCGAGCCGCTGGCATTCGCCCATTTTGACATGGACCTTTATTCTGCGACTAGCGTGGCGCTGATGATGCTCGCCGATGCCGGTCGCTGCCGCCCCGGCGTGATCATGCTGTTCGATGAAATCACGATCGCGGACGGCGGCGTTGATCATGAGCAGAAGGCCTTCGCCGAGTTCCTCGAAGCCGCCGGTTTTGATTTCGAATTGGTCGGGCGGCGCAGCGCGACCGCCTACGCCTTCCGCCTGGTCTGAAACCCCGAATGCCCGGCTACACGACGACGAAAGGATCACCGCCATGAAAGAAGCCGCTCGCGATCTGTTCATAGTGACCATCGTTCTGCCGGTCACCTGCGCTGTCATTATGATCGTCGGCTTTGGCGTCATAGTCCGCGATGGATACAGATCAATTCGGCGCAGATTCGTCCGGCGCGCTCATTGATCCCGGCGGTTCTTCGGTCAATTGCGGACATAAAAAAAGGGCCGGCGAAGCCGACCCAGATCGGGGGAGGTGTCCAACCTTTACCCAGGGAGCGCGACGCCTACCGAACGCCGCGCCGATTGATCCTTATCACGCTCCTGATCAGCCGCGCAACGACGGGAGCTGCCTGCGGTTTACTTCGCTGACCAAGGCGAAGCGTGCCGATCCTCGCGGCCAGCTGGCGCGTCTTCTCGCAGAATCGGCAGGCCATCAGTAATACTCGTCGATGATGATGAGACCCGAGCCGCCATTGCCGCCTTTTTGCCCGTTTCCAGACGCAGGCGCCCCAGCGCCACCAGCGCCGAGCGAGTAAGCATAGCTAGGTGCTGGAGATACGATCAGCTTCTCGCAATAGCCACCGCCGCCGCCGCCGCCGCCCGAGTTGGCGGGACCGCCCGTGCCACCGATGCCGCCGCCGCCACCACCACCACCAGTGAATGACGGCGCATCGGCTCCGGGACTATTGTAGGTGCCTATGGCACCGCCGCCAAAAAAGCTGTTGCCGCCAGCGGGGCCGCTTGCCCCTCCACCAGAAGGTGCGGTCGCACAGGCGCCACCGCCGCCGCCTTGGATGCCGTAGTCCCCGCCAGCGCCGCCACCGCCACCGCCGCCGGTCTGTTGGCCAGCACTGCCGCCACCGCCGCTCATTGAACCGAATGTCGTGGTGCCACCATCTTGGCCGCGCGTCGGTGTAACTCCCTGACCGCCGCCGCCACCGCCGCCGACCAAGCGGACGTTGATGGCCTTGCAATTAGCGGGCGTGGTATAGGTGCCGCTGCCACTCGTTAGGACGGTGCGCGTGCGCGGCGAGAATGAATTGATGTTGGCGCGCGCTTGAACCTGTTGTGGCGCCGTCAGCGTTTGCGCGACGTCCCAGCGGATAGCGCCGTCGGCATATTGCTTGGTTGCGGCCTGCAACGCCAAGGTTGGATTTGCATTGAGCGTCAGCGGCCCGGTGAGCGTGCCGCCAGCGATCGACAAGACGCCGGACCAAGTGGCATTCAATCGGCCATAGCTCGCGCCATCGGTCGGCGCTTCGCCAAGCCCGCCCGGTGGTCCAGGCGTGCCTTGCGGCCCTGGTAAACCTTGCGGCCCCGTCTGTCCTTGCGGCCCCTGCGGCCCCGCGATGCCCTGCGGCCCTTGCGCTCCCGTTGGACCAGCTGGCCCAATTGGCGCCACCGTGAGCGTTTGATTTTCCGCCGTCGCGCTCTTGATGAGCGTGATGCGCGGTGTGCCGCCAGCAAGATTGAAGCGCTCGCCGCCGTTCATGATCAACCCACGCGCATCACGCTGAGAACAGGCCTATAAGGCACACCAGAGTTCGTAGAGACGTTGCCATTTATAGAAGAACTCGCGGCTATCTGCGCCACGTCGCCGGCGGCCGCGTACCAGAGCAGTGAGGCTTCCACCATGCCGTCTCCATTAACTGCCGCGGCGGTGCGACACATTCCACGTTGCACGCCATTGACGTAAATCCAGACATCGATGGCCGTCCCTGCTGCGCCGGTGGACAGATAAGTACGGGCTTGGATGAGATAGAACCCGGCGCTCGGCATCTTGATGTGATTGTTCGCGACGTCGCCCATCGACGAACCAGAGCTGTCGTTATCCACTGTATCGAGCGGAATCATGATCACGCCGCCATTATAAATTGTCGTGAAAACAGCTGCGCGTGACATCTTGCACACGGCTGGCGCGATACCTGGACCAGCGGGTCCAGTCGCGCCGATCGGTCCCTGCGCGCCGGTCGGCCCAGGCGGACCCGTATTGCCGATCGGTCCCTGCGATCCGGTCGCGCCGGTCGGCCCCTGCGGACCCGTATTGCCGGTCGATCCTTGCGGTCCGGTTGCGCCGATCGGTCCGATTGGCCCCTGCGGTCCGGGCTCGCCTTGTTGACCAGTGCCGCCCGGTCCCTGCGGCCCCGGCGGCCCGGCAACGCCTTGCGGACCAGTCGGCCCAACCGGTCCTGCCGGGCCGGTCGGCGGCATCGTGAGAACTTGCAAGCTCATCGCGTCGTGCCCTCGACGACCGCGGCCGTGCCTTCCCAGAGTCTCTCCTGCCACCCGTTCGGCATCAGTCGCACGATGTCGCTGACGTAGCTGCCAGGAATCAATTGGCTCAAGCGATTGCGATCCATCAGGATGGTGAACTCACCCCCAACCGCGTCAGTGATTTGAATTCCATTGCTCGGAGAGAAGATCGAGACGACGACATTGCGATCGCTCTCACTTCTCCTGACTTCCATTTTCAAGACCGAGCCCGTCAGATCGATCGGCGTCAAGGTAACGCCATCAGTACCGAGTGTCTGATACAGGAACGGCACGATCCAATCATCGTTCATCGCGATGTTCATCGTACCGGTGTAATATGCAGGACCGGACATTTGTTGTTGATCCCTTAGCCGTACTGTCCGCCAGTGGCGACGCTTCCAGCAGTGCTTCCAGGATAATAGTTTATGTTGCCTGTGCCGCCGGCAATGGTGGAGTTCAGCGTGGCCGAGTATTTTTGCCCGGTCACAAACGCGGCTCCAGTTATCGAGCTATAGGGAACCCACGACGCAGAAAGCTGGTCCGCTGATACGAATGCACCTATAGAGACAGCGCCCAGAATTGTCAGCGGCGGTTGATTTGCAGAGTCTGATCGTATCGATCCAATAGACTCGCAGCGCATATGGGCGTTTGCGTTAGCACCGCCCTCTATGACTATCCCAGCGCCACCCGCTCCAAGACCCAATGCAGCAAACATGCAACTCATATGATATCTGGCGCACGCTCCAAATCTCAATGCAGTCACATGACATGTTGCCGCACTGCCGACGATTATTCCATCAAGCTGTCCAGAACCAGGAGCCGACAACCTAAACCCGTCAACTGTGTAATAGCTATTAGAAACTGAAACTGCGTGCGACGAACCGTTACCTGCAATCGCGCAGTTTTGCGGCTGCGCCACATTGCCCACGAGATGAACGGTACCGGCTCCGTTCTGCTGACCTAGAATTACCTGTCCGGTGTACGCTCCATCGGCGACGTTAATGAACTGATCGTAGCCATTCATGTTGTATTTGTACGTCTCCGTCACGGCCCGCTGAATCGTCCTGAACGGCCCGATTGCTCCCGCCCCGACGGTCGGCGACGTTCCGTCGTGATTGACATCGTCTCCTGATCCGCTGTTGACATACCAATTGGCATTGGCTTTCAGCATCGGCAACACGCCAGACACACGCGCTGACTGCCCGGCAACTATCATCCATTCTGTGCCATCAAAGAACAACAGCAACCAGCCGGTTGCAAGTACGTCACCGATCCCTATCGGCGTGAGATCGGCGTTGGTCACCGGAGCAAACGCGCTGCCGTTGACGGAAAAAACCGTGCCACCGTTCACGCTGGCAAACTTTGGTTCAAACCAGATCGCGCAGCCAAGCGGCGGCGGCATGATCGGAAGCGTTGGGATTGTGCAACTCCATTGCGAGGCATTGCCTTGATTTATGCCCACTTTGAAATGGTTGAACACGTCCGTGATCTTGAGCATTTGCAGCAGCTGCGTGAGATCGGCATTGGTGCCGACCAGCCCTGCCGCCTGCAACGCGTTCATGATTTCGCGCTGCGGATATTCAATCGACGCCGCAGGCACGATCGAGCCCTGGATGCCGGCCGCCGGATTGCCGTCGATATAAGGCGCGTTCGGGTTGGACGGCTGATCGAAAGGTTGATTGTATTGCACAGCAAAGCCCCTTTTTTAGAAAGTTGTCACTTCGTCCCATTCGGTCGTCACTGCGAACGACCACAGACCGGTCGCCGGCACGGTGGCGCGAATCACGAAGCCCTCGTTGGTGACCAGCATCAATGGATGCTCGCCCTGTTGCTTTTCGAACAGCGTCATGATGCTTGCGCTAAACGTCGTGTTGATAGCGACTGGCGCGTTCAACGTGCGCGAGTCGAGCGGAGCGGGATCGAGCACGCGCGTTCCTGGGACCAGCGCCGCCGTGGTGGCGACCATGATGTCCGCCAGCGACGTCCCCATACTGGTGCGCAGTTTTGCGTGATTGCCGCTGAGATCGGCCGCCGAGCCGCCGCCATCCGGCGAGGTGAAGTTGCGGGCCGCGAACAAGTCGAACGTCACGAGCCCGGCCGCGAACGCGGTGCCGAGCGTCCAGGCGTTGATGCGCACGCGACGCAGGAGGCCGGTCAATGACGCGGGCCAGTAGAACGAATAGATCGGCGCATTGGCGGCGAGGCCGGCGGCCATGATGCCGCTCTTGGCGCAGTGCTGGAACATGCCGCCGGTTTCGTAATCGATCGGATATCCGGTCGCAAAGATCATCGACCGTTGCAGCGACCCGTCGCCGCCCGACGAGAGATCACGCATCCGCAGCATGAAGACGTCGCCGACGCCGTCTTTTATTTGTTTGTTGTCCATCTACATTATCCCCAAGCCGAGATAGGACGTATTGAACGTCTGGGAGAAGTCGAGCGCGACGACCGACGAGAAGTCGTAGACGATGACGGTATGCGCCGGCTTCCAGCGAGCGAGAACGCATTCGAGGTCTTGGGGGACGCCGATCGCCAGCAGTCTGTCGACGCCGCATTCGCTGATGCCGGTGCGAAAGTAGGTCAGCGCCAGCGCGTTGACGTGGACGGTCCAGTAATATCGAATTTCAGGTGGCCCGAGCTGCCACATGAAATGCGCCGGGTCTTCTGGATTATCCAATTTCGAGCGCGTGTCGCCGACGCGGGAGATGCCGCACTGATACGGCAGATACTCGGTGATGGTGATGGTGTAGCCGAGGCGAGTGGCGACATCGATGTAGAATTGTCTGCTCTGCCCCCCCAGCATCGTCATCTTCATGAGCAGCGCCTGCCGGCGCGCGACGATGCCTTGCGGTGCTGTCACGCAGGGATCAGGCAAGCCCCATGCGCGCTCCCAATCGGGCAGCAATTCGACGGTCAATCGAGGATCGGACTCGATTTCCAACAAGTCGGCGGCGCGGCTGTCGACGAAGCCCCAATAATCGGCCAAGCCCATGCAGGTCTGGACCAGAGTCGACCAAGCATGCCTCGGCCAAGCCGGTCCTTGCGGCAACAGCGCAAGGAAAGCCTGGGCGTAATCCGCGCCGCTGCGTCGAGCATGAACATCAGCCATGGCTCGAATAAGCAATGCTTTGCTGAGTAACCGGCGGGGGCACCGGCGCGGTGCTGTAGTAGAGATCGCCCAAAGTCGCCATGTGGCCGTTGTCCGGCATGATGTCGTCCTCGACCGTCGTCATGTCGAAGGAGACGACGCCGGCCGCACTCATCACGGCGGCAAATTTCCATGCCGCGTAGATCGTTTGCCCAGGCGCGGCATACAGATAGAGCATGTCGAGGATTGATTGCTCGATGGCGGCGCGCACGGCCGTCGTATCTGGATTGAGATTGGCGATATCGAAATCGATCAGCTGCTTGAGCGGCGCGAGCACCCAGCATTCCTTCACGGTCACCGGACGCACGGTATTGAGATAGGCGGAAACCGTGTCGACGTCTTGTGGCAACGGAAAGCCGGCATTGTCGGCGCGAAGGTCGTCCATCATGAAGCGCACCGAAACGGTGCCTATGCCCATCTCCATCGGCGAGCACCAGGCGCGTGTGACGCCGGGCACGGCGAGCGCCCATGCCTCGTAGTCCGTCGCATCGCCGCCCATCGGCGGCTGCCGGATGCGAAAGAGCACGCGGGCGCGGAGCTCGTCGTCGGTCTCGTCATCGGTGCCGCCGTCGAGCGTGTCGACCGTGATCGAGTCAACGATGCCGGCGAGCGGCGTCTGCAGCGCGAGCTCGGTGCCTGGAAGAAGATTGCCGATCGTGCCGGTATCGATGGCGAAGATCGGCGCCGGGGTCGGCAGACCGGTGGCGTCGGTCTGGATGTCGGCGGTGGTCTGATAGGTGACGCCGGTGGTGTAGGAAAGCAGGGTGCCGTTTGGCACCAGCACGGTGCCGGTCGAGGTGACGAAATCGGCCGTGCCCTTGGCCTGGGTCGCGAGCTTGCGCCCGGTCGATCCGTCGGCATTCGTGAGCCAGATATGCCCGTGCCGGTCCAACCAAACAGTCTCGGCCGTGTCCGGCAAGAGCTGCAGCGCCAGCCAATCGATGTATTGGAGCGTGAGATGGCAGAGCGCGCCCATCGCGTCGGAAAGAACGCGCAGCACGCTGTTGGGCACGTTCGCGTCGGACCCGGGCAGCTTGGCGTGGATGCTGTCGCGCACCAGGCCGCGAACGATGCTGAGTGTCGGCGTCGACCAGGGCATGTTTGTTTCACCCTCGCGACGCGTCGACGAGTTCGTTCCAAAGAATTTGATATCGCAGCTGGATCGCCGTAACCGGCCCCCGATAAACCGTGATCAAGGCATCGATGCGCTGCTTGTCGACGCGTTCCGCAGCCGCATCGAATCGGGAGCAGACTTTGCTGTCGACGAATGGCTGGATCGCCAGCGAGATATAGGCCAGCACGCGCGCCACGGTCGAACCTTGACGCGAGGCGACCGATTCGATGGCCGTGCGGCGCAACAGCCAGAGCTTTGATCCGATATCCCAGCCATTCCAAATCGTGTCCGCGTCGAGGTCGCCCCACCATCCGCCGCGATCGGTCGAATCGGGATCGGGCAACGGCTCGTCGATATCGGCGAGCATATTGGTTCCGAGCGCCACAACGATGGCAGTCGCCAGCGCCTGCGTATCGTCGAGCGTGCCGTCGCCGAGCAGCATCCAGTCGATCGCAACCTCGAAATACGGCGCGTCGAAGACTTGCGCGGTTCGGATATCTGGAACGGGGCTCGCTATGCCCATGTCATCCCATCCTCGTTTCGAGCGAGGCCAGTCTCGCCTCGATAGCATCCAACCTGCGGAAGAGTGCATCGACCCATGTAGTCGAATCCGGTTCCCGTGGTGCTGATTGCACCGTTTCCGTTGGCAAGGTCACTCCCGGCGGCAAGGTCACTCCCGGCGGCAACGGCGGCATCGGCAGCGTGGGAATTGATGGGAGATTGAAGCCAAGCCCCTGGATGATGCTATCGACATAACCCTTGGTCGTTAGATGCATCGACGATGTCGGCGGTGCAGCGGTCACCTGTTTCATGAAGTAACCGAGACCACCAGTAAACTTGTCGCCGAAAATCTGAACCAGCGGGCCACCGGCTCTGGTGGAGCCACCGCTCTCGGGCGGCTGAAAACTGTGCAAGCCGCTCTTGTGATTGATCGTTTGGTCGTGAACTAGATTGGTGCTGTCATTGGTCGTCTCAAAATATTTCTTGGAACTATTTTTGTACTGCGCCTTCTGCCCTTTCTGCTGACTGCCGCTACTTCCGCCGCTGCTTCCGCCGCTACTCTGCTGGTCGGGGTCGACAAGCTGCATGCGCAGCTTCTTGTTGGTTGGCCCCGTCCAGAACCCGCCAGTCTGCGTGAGATGGAATTGCAGTTGATCCTTGTTGGTTCTGAACATGGCGACATCGCCTTTGTCGAGGTCCTTGAGGCGATGCCGGCGGTCATCCATCGGCCCGGCGACCGGAAACGAACGATTGCCGCCCATGAACGAGACTATGCACTCGGCGCTGCCGGTGACGGCGCCGTTCGAGTCTTTGTCGGCGTCCATGACGACGCTGGTGAAGCCGTAGTTCTGCGGCGACTCGACCCCCTTGCGCGTCTCGCCGTGCATGAAGTTGCCGCCCATTTCCTGCATGAGCTTGCTGTCGTCGGCCTGATGCACGGCCGAGCGCGCGCCGCCGCCCGTGTAGCTGCGAAACGAGGAATTCATCGGCGTCGATCGATGCATGATTTACTCTTCCATTGGCGGCGACGGCGTGCCTTGCGGGTTTGGAGTCGGCGCGACCGGGATGTCCGGGCCTTCATCGAAAACCCTGCGATCGTTCAGTAGCCACGGCGCGACGAGCTCGAGCGTGGTTTGCGTGCCAACGCCGTTGCTCTGCTCGAACGTCACGGTGCGGATTTTCAGCGTCATGTTCAACATCGCCATCGGCGAGTCGACGAACACATTCTGACCGGGCGCCCACAGATGGACGCCGTCATAGAGCCAGCCATAGACAACGATGGTTGCCGTTATCAGGGTGCCTTCGTGCCACTTCGCTATGTTGTGGGCATGATCGCAAACCTCAGCCTGCGACTTGACCGGATGGTCCAGCGGTGTGATGAGCTTGCTGGTAAGCTCCGCTGATCCGCCGACGGTGCATTTCAACTCATTAGCTGCCGCACCGGATTGCTCGTCGTCGCCGGCAGTCTGTCCGCGCGACTCGTAGATGAGATGCATATAGTCCTTGCTGATGACGCACTCGCAAGCCTTGATGTTCAAGCCCTCTTTCAACACGGCGCTGACGCGAAATGTATGATCGCCAATCAACAAATAATTGCCGAATTGATCCGAGCCGAGAACGGCGCCGCGCGGGCGCGAAATCCGTTCCAGAAAATCCCATGTCAATTCGCCGGGCTCGTTCTGCAATTTCGTGAACGGAATCGGATTGACCTGTCCGATGATCTTCGCTTCGCCTGGATAGACGCCCATCACTTCGGTGTAGACCTGAGACAGCGTCATGCCGTCAAAACTGCCGGTCGGCGTGTCGACGCTCGACTTGTAGCCCCAGCGCGACCACGTCTTGCCGATCAGCTGCACCTGATGGCGATTGGCGTCATAGCTGACTTGACGATCGGTGATGATGCCGGTCAGCGCCCGTTGACCAGCCAGCCAAACCGTACAGCTGTCGCCGGGCTTGAATTGCAAGAGCGTCCAATCCGACGGCGGCATGCGCTCGGCCGCGATGAACCTGAAATAGGCGAAAGCCTCGTTCCAGCGAAATTGCAGCCAAATTTGCTCCCAATCCGTGAACAGTAAACCGTTGACTTCGAGAATCGCGATTTCCTGCGGCGGGAACCGGCTGTCGACCCACGGCGCCGGCGTGTCCGGCGGCGGGTCTGGAACCTGCCCTGGTTTGGGCGGCGGCGACGGTACGCTGTCAGCCATGTTACGCCGACAACGCCAGCCCGGCCGTTGGGCAAAACGCCGGATGCACGATCTTGTTTTCCTGCACGATCTGATCGCACCGGCTCGCGTCCTGATACAGCCGATAGGCGATGACCAGGCTGGGCAGTATGGCGGCGAATTGGTAGGCGACCATGCGCGGGAGCGGCGATGCCGACGTAATGAGGAAATTCATCACGGCGGCATCGAGTTGGATCAGCGCCATGAAGCTTGCTTGCGCCATGCCATCGGCGGCGATCTCTTCAGCAGCGCTGAATGGCGGCACCAGCGCGGCGCGTAGCGCATCGACATCCTGCCGACTCGTGAACGTCATGCTTGCGATGATCTGCGTCTGCGTTGCAAGGCAGAAGTAGATCGCCGACGTCTGCACCAGCGTGGCGCCGAGCGTGACGGGCGTCTCGGCCTCGGTCAGGCTTCGCACATTGGCGATCTGCGCCTGGGTTGCTCCGGCCTGGCGCACGAGGTCGAAGCAATTCTGCATTGGAGCGCCGAGCGTGTCGGCGGCGATATAGCTAAACCTATTCGCCCTGAGATCGCCGATCGCGGCACGCGCCATCGCGCCGCTCTGGTCGACCGCCGATATGCAAACCGCCAACCGCTGGCCCAGGCGATCAACCAATTTCGCCGCCTCGGTCGAGTCCGGCTTCTTCATACAGCTATCCCTTCATCAAGGATCGTCTGCGCGATTTGCTTGACGGTCAGCACACTCGCGAGGAGCTGCGCGGTCACGTCTGGCGCTGGATTCAGAGTCTTGCCGTATTCGACGAAGGTCATGTCGAAGACGCAATAGCCGCCGAACCGATCTTCCTCAGTCATTCGATATTGATTGCATGCGACCCACATCGGCGCCTGCGTCGGCAGTTGCAGGACGGCGGGCTGCCCCGCGTCCAGCACCTTGATCAGGTTGTCGCGCGCGATCCGGTAGTCGCGACGATAAAGCGGCAGTGACGTGTCGAATGGATAGACGATGCAATAGCCGCGGACCGTGAACGTCATGGCGTGACGGCCCATCGCCTCGGCATAGGGCAGATCGCGTTTTGGAAACTCATGCACGACGAGGCGCTGCCCGCCCTCGCGACTGTTGACCTGACAATGAAATTGCTGCGCGGCGAACGTCGCCGGCAACAGCTGGTCGCGCCAAAGCGTATTTGGAAGATCGAGGATGGTCGACATTTCAGTTGCCGACGCCGCCAGCGTGCGGGGCGTCTACCTGACCGCCGCGCGCGACTTCCATCTGATGCTGTCTGTTGACCGCGACCTTGCGGAAAATGCCGCCACCTTCCATCGTCACGTCCGTTCCCTTCGGAGCATTGATGTTTGCGGTCAACGTGCCGGTGCCATTCACGTTGACGGTGTGGACCGGATGCGAGTCGATGGCTTTTCGATCGGCATCTAAGTCGGCTGACGCACCGCCGCGCATCTTATTGATAGCGGCGGTGTGTTCCTCGGCAGCGCCCCGGCGCTGCTCCGCACCCTGCAATGATTTACTCAATGATGTCGACCAAGCCGGCTGGTTTGGGCCGATGTAAGCGCCGGGCGATGCGGCGGCACCGGTCGATGCGGCGGCACCGGAACCCTTGGCATCGGCACGGGCCTGAGCTTCTTCTTTGGTAGGCGTAATACTGGCACCACCCGGACCTATGTGAACATACGCGTGGCCCTTTTCCTTGATCATGGCAAGCACACGCGCCTTAGCTTCCGGCCAACGATTGCCTGCAATTGCGATGCAACCCTGCGTGATCGCGTCATCACTTGATCCGGCGTGCAATTCGATACCCTCGCGATTGCGTCCGATGCTTGGGTCCCAAATCGTTTGGTTCGCAATGCCAAGCGCACCGTGCGCCTGACCCCAAGTGCCTACTGTCCCTGGCGTAATTTCATGCGTGCCCCATGGAATATGTGGGTCTGGACCGCGAACCTCTCCCGATCCAAACGGAAAATTCTTACCGCCGATATTAATCTGCCCACCAACATGACCACCACGCGCTGACAATGCGCCGGCACCGCCAGCGCCGCTTGCGCCGTCTGCGCCGGCTGGCGTATCGCCAGCACCTTTGCCGGTGCCGGGGCCGACATCGCTGCCGTTGGGCGCGCCGCCGCCGCCGGCCGCAGCAGCGATACGGTTCGCAATGCCCATATTTTCGGCGACGCTTTGCGGATGTGCTCCGATCGTCGAAAATCGTGCGCCGAGTAGCCCGCCTCGCAGGCCGCGCCCCTGCTTTACCGACGTGACCGAATCTCTCACAAACGCTTGGACTGAAGCATCTACGTCGCGAGGATTATGGCCCGGCACTTGATGCGGGTTATATTGGAAGACACCAAATGAACCGCCTTCATCTTTGAGATTGGTAGAAGCTGGACTGAAGCCCGACTCGGCGCTGGCGACAGACGTACCGAATCGCGCCCATTCTTCGGCGGAACCTGTTTTGATCCCATACCTCGCGCCGTCGGGAGGGACAACACCGACAAGACCTGATCCCTTGTACGCCGTGAGCAATTTTTGGTAGATGGCCACGCCGCGCGGATCAACTTTGCCGCGCCCGCCACCGCTGCCCACAGCGCCACCGATCACGGCACCGCCACCGCCGCCGCCCGACGACTCGCCTGCGCCTGCGCCGGTGCCCGGCCCGACGTCGCTGCCGTAAGGCGCGCCGACACCGCCACCACCACCACCGCCACCACCACCGCCGCCGCCGCGCCTACGCAGGATGCCGCCCAGCATGCCGCCCAGGCCGCCGCCGAAACCGCCGCCGCCACCACCGCCCATCATGCCGCTGAGCATGCCGCCGATGCCACCAGCGCCGCCACCGCCGCCGCCGCCACCCATGATGCCGCCGAGCATGCCACCCAGGCCGCCAGCGCCACCACCGCCGCCGCCCATGATGCTGCCCAGCATGCCGCCTAGGCCGCCGCCACCGCCACCGCCGCCCATGCCGCCCAGAAGCCCGCCGAGCATGCCGCCGATGCCGCCGCCACCACCCGGCGTCTGGCCTGCGCCTGCGCCGGTGCCCGGCCCGACGTCGCTGCCGTAAGGCGCGCCGCCACCGCCACCGCCGCCACCGCCACCGCCACCGCCGCCGAACCCGGGCAGACCGCCGAGCCCGCGCATCGAAATGCCGCTACGCGTGCCGCCCATCAAAATCATCAGCTTGTCATTCAACCGCTTAAGCTGCTCGGTGTTCTCTTTCATTTCCTTCGCGAGTTCCGTGCCGGGCCCGCCGCCGCCGTGCAGCGGAACGACCGCCTCGGGCCCAGCCTCGCCGATCATCGCGAGCGTCGCGCGAGAGACGATACCGCCATGCTGCATTTTCGGTACGTCGGTCGCCGTGCTGCTAAAGAAACCTTTCAAAGCATTCCACTTATCTGAGAAACTCGTTTGAGCCCCTTGATGCGCCTGGGCCGCCGCCGGGCTCCCAGATACAGCGCTCTCTTTCAAAGCCTTCAACTTATCTGCGACACCAGTTTGGGCCTCTTGATGCGCCTGAATTCTGCCCGCGACTTCAGCCGGGGTGGCTCCCGCCCATTGACCTTTGCCCAGCCTATCCAACACTCCAGCGATCTTATTTGCTTCCTCCATCACTGGGCCGATGGCTTTGACGATGTCGTCGATGTAGCCGGGCACTGCACCCAAGGCTTTCGCCAGATCAGGTCCGAATGCGGTGACCATGGCGCCGCCAGCCTTGGCGGCGGCAGCCTCGATGTCTTCCCAGGCTTTGTTGACCTTCTCCGCGTTGTCCAGAGTCACTTGCATCTGTGCTTTTTCGGCTTCGGTCAGGTTTTTGAATTTGCCTGTATGTCGCTCCATGGCTTCCGCACTCAAGCCGAGCGCGTCGTACCATTGCGCCTCTGCTTTTGCCGCATCAGCCTTCGCCTGGGCTTCGTTGTGCGTTCGTTTTATCTCTTCGTCATAACGCGCCGCGCGAATCTTCTCTCCTTCCCGTTGGGCTATGGATAGCTTGTCCTCTGCCGTCTTCGCTGATTCTAATGCGTCGATTGTTTTCTGCATTTTGGCCGGGTCGACGGCCATGCTGAGAATTTTTTCACGTTGCTCGCTGCCGACGCGCCCGATTTCGACCAGCCTCGTGGTGAAGTTCGCCATCATCTTCTGGGTCTCGTCGGCCGAGACACCTACTTTTCGAAATTGATCGACGATGTTTTGCAAATTCGTTGCGCCGACGCCAATCAGCTTCGCCTCTCGGCCGACGCTGGCCAGCTGGCCGGAAAAAGTCTTCAGCACACCTATGCCCGCAGAGGCGGCAAGGCCGAGAGCCCCAAAGCTCCCGATGTAGCCGAGCATCGCTTTTTCGCCGCCGATCGCGACCGCCGTCAGTTCCTTCATCTGGGCGCCGAGCTCGCCCTGCTTGCGTTTGAAGGTTTCGAGATTTGCCGCCGTGCTGCCAGTACCCAATTGCGAAATCTGGCCGCGCAACGAGGCAATCCCGGCCGACGCGTTGTCGACCAGACTGACGGTTAAGCGGAGTTCGTCCTGTTCGGCCATTTATTCGTCGGTTTCCCGTGCGCGACGCTCACGCAACAGCTGCGCGGTGCGCCGCAGATGCAGACCCACTTCGGTGATCGACATTTCGAGGAAGATGCGGGGATCGACGTGATAGTGCTCGGCGAGGCGATAGCAATCGAGGATCATGCTGTCGTCGATAGTCGTGATCACCACGCTCGCAGATCGGGTAAAAAAAATTTGCGCAGTCTCAGTGCGCAACTATTCCAATCGCGAGGGTCCATTTCATCAAGGAACGGCGGGAGGATTCCGCAAAGCGCCGCCATGATGTAGGTCATTTTTCGTTCTTCGATGATGACCTCACTATCCCACAGCATGCGCGTCGGATTGCCGATCCGGTTGATGTCGGCGGCCTTCGGCTCGCGGAACGTCAGTTTGTCGACCAGCTCGCCCTTATCGTTGCGGATCGACTTGTAGAGCAGATGAACCGTGATGGGCCACGGGTCGGACGCCTCGGCAATGTCCCTGCGAACGAGATCGATTTCGCCAAGTGGCGGCTCGGGCGTCGGCTGCTCGGACTTCATTTGCGATGGTAGCGGCGGCGCTGGCGGCATGTCGCGCGGCAATGGCGCCGCCGGAGGATCGAGCGCTACGAACCCCTCGCGGATCGGCTTGACGTTTTCTGGGCTCATGCGATCGACATCTCCTGACAGGCAAGGCCTTCCCAACGAACGCGCACTTGGCCGTCCCTGGTGTTGTTGTCAAAGCCAGCTTTGCATGTTCCGCCCGTCAGCGTGTACTGCATCGCGTTGGCGAGTTGCGCCACAACGGTCACATCCGTTTGCGCTTCGAGGTCTTCAAGCAACAGACCCCGCACCGTTGATAGATCGCCCTCGATGTAGGGCACGCGCGGCAGTTCCTGATACCCATGGACGCCGTCTTGCCCGGCGAGCATGGTGCGCTCGACCGCGCTTGGGCTGACCGTGAAATTGCCGCGCAACGCCAGTTGCGTGCCGTCGACGGTCAGAAAAGCTATACCGGCTATCCGCTGCGCCATAGTTGCTTCCTCCTATTGCGATGATGTATTGGATTACTGCGGCGCTCCCGACGACGCCTGGAACGGGCCCGACGCTGGGCCGATGATCTGCAGGTCGATGCCGCGATCGTACTGCAGACGGAATTGCGCCAGCACGGCAAAGACGCGTAGTTGATTGATGAGATCGGGAGGATACAGCACGTTAACCCGATTGGGGTCATTAGGGTCTCGCTCGACAATCAGGTTGGCTTTGAATGCCCTCAAATTCTCTACGAGGCCATTCCACATATCCATTTGATACTCGTTGACCAACTCGGCCTTGATGATGCCGGGCGTCACGATTGCTTGGCCCGGTCCGAACTTGGTGCCGTCATCGGCGAGCTTGTGGCGCGGGAACTTCGAGGTGATCGAGCCCTTTTGATTGCGCAGCAGCTTGGCGAGCGTGGCGAGCGTGGTCACCAGCTCATAGGCGTCATCAGGCGAACCGTAGAGGTTCAGTTGATACGAAGTTTGCTCCCGCAGGATCATCGGTTGGCCGTCGCTGCCGACTTCTTGGATCGCCAAGCCGTTGGTCGCGAGCGAATTCAACTCGCCCCAATTGAAGCGGTCCTGCAGCGGGCACGCCTTGATGTTGTTGAGCGCCAGCGTCTGCAATGGGCGGGCCGGATCGTTGGTCAGGGCGCGCTGCGCTTTGGCCGCATAGGCGGCCGCGCACTCGAACATCGGCGACGGCGTCGTCTCCTCGAATGCCATGAACGATTCAACGGCGCTGTTGTTGCCATCGCCCCAAAGGACGTGATTGTCGTAGGTGTCACGCCTGGCGCAGAAAATGTGGCCGAATTGCTGCCGGTTCCATCCCCAGCGACCGTTGTCCGTGAAGCCATATTCTTGATCCCACGCGAACAGCGAATTGCTGTCGGTGTACGGCAGCGCCACATATTCAAAATTCTCTTTTTGGATGCCGCTGATCGCATTGGCAAACACCGGCACTGCGGTTCCGCCGGTCAGCAATCCAGTCGCTGGCAACGTGATACCGAGCCCGATCGGCAGAAACTCGCCGCCTCGGGTGCCGTAGTAATTCAAGCTCACCGTTATGTCGTTTGCGTTCACGCTCTTGAATGTCGACGTCAACGTGACGACGCCGGCCGCGGCGGCCGCAGTGACGGGAAGCGCCGGCAGGCCCAGGCTCGACTGCGCGGTGTTGATCGCGTCGGCAATGGCTGTCGCGATATCCGCAACGGTGTCGGTCGTCATGATGTTGATCGGGATGTGAGTCCCGGCGATATAGAGATGGATGGTGCCGGCATTCGTCGGCGCTGCGGTGATGGTGATATCGCCGGTGCCGGCGGTGGCGCCGACCGGTTCGGACACGGGCAATCCCCATACCTCATTGGCGAAATTGTTGGAGTAGTACGCCTGAAATATCCGGCTAAGCTCGCTTCCCGCACCAAAGAACGAGTCGGCCATCGCCTGACTGCCGATCGGCACTGCGACATCGGGCGTCGCCGTGCCCTTGCTCGTCATGACGCCGACCATCAATGCACGCAGATTGATGGAGGGCAGGCCGGCCATGCTGGGGTCGACCTCGACGTAGTAGAGCGGGACTTTGATATTTGCGGGAATGTTGGCGAACGAAATTGGCAAGGGAGCCTCCTATGTTTGAAGCCACGCGAGCCGACGCGCAGCCGACCATGATTTATCGTGAGAGCTAGGCGTCCTCGGCGCGCGCCGCGCTTGCGCGCTTTGCCGATTCGGCGTCCGACTTTTCTGGTTCGACGAGACGGATCGTGCCGGCGCGCAGACGGCGGTGCGTGAAATCGTCGTTGGGCCATTCGGCGCTGCCGCTCGATCGGAATCGAGCGCCCGACGGGTGCTTGAGGACGCGCCATTTTTCCTCGGTCGGCTCGACGCGCAGACCAGGCCGCTGGCGTGGCTGAGCGTCTGGCCTATTTGGCAGTTTTGTTGTTACTTGCATCGGAATCTCCTTCTTTTGCAGGGGTCCGGCGAACCGGATAGGTGGTGAACTCATAATTACTAATGATGCGCTGGACTTCGGTGGCCGGCGGCACGGTGCCGTCATCGGCGAGCGGAACGGTCTGGACGTTGATTTGCGTCAAAGGTGGGAAGCCGGTCGGGAACCATTCGGTGCGGTAGCGAATCGACGCGACGTATTCCAACTCGCCGATCGGCGTCTCGCCCTTGCCGATGACGCCCCACACATGCCGGCGCGTGCCGCGCTCGATGCATTCGATCCGGGTATTGTCCGGCATTGTCGTTTCGATCAGGTTGGTCAGGTTGTTGTTGTTCCAGAGCCCGTTCATGATCGCCCAGAACGCGGCGTCGAGCTTGAGCTCGGATGTCACCGGGTCGTTGTTCTCGATGATGACCTGAAAGCCGATGCGCAAGCTGTGGAGGAAGCGAATGTCGCCGGCATTCGGATCGCCGTCGGGCGGCATCTCCTCGCCGACGATGTAGACCCCGAGATAAGGCAGCAGCGGCTGTTGGATCGGCAGTTGTTTCGATCGCCGCGCGATGAAGCCGTTGAAGAACGGCACTTGCACGATCGTGGCGAACATCGCGTCGCGGATGACTTGCGAATAGCTCTGCGTATCCGTGATGCCTTGCACCCGGAACGAGATCATTCCCGCAATGGCGCCGTCGCTGCTGTTGGCGCCGGCAATCCACATCGGGTTGAGATCGGCGGGCGCCGGCA